TGTTCAAACCGTCTCACATTGATGTTCCCTGACTTCACCCAGCACTGTTCCACCATGACCTCAGCGAGAGAGCCACCAAGTTGGACACACGAGAACAAGCGCGGGACGCAGTCCGCACAGCGATGGGCCAGCAAGGCCTCAGCATCGCCGCACTCACGCGGACCACCAGCCTCGACAAGGCCACCATCGGCGACTTCCTCGCCGGCACCCGGTGGCCCAGGCCCGCGTCCCTCACCAAGCTCGACGTCGCCCTCGGCTGGGCGCCCGGCACCATCGACCGAATCAGCCGCGGAATCGAAGCCGATGTCAGACCTCCCAGCCAGGATGCATCAGGCGTGCTCCTAGACATCGACCTGACCGACCTCGACGAGCACGACCGTGACCTCGTGATCACCGCAGCACGACTGCGGGCCCTCGAGGTAGCACGGGAGGTACGGCGAGGTATCGAGGAGAAGTAGTTGACCTACAGCCCTTGGGCTGACGTAGCGGAACGCCACCCAGGCGTCCACGTCCACCGGTGCGCCATCGCACCCGTGAACGGCGCCTGGGTGGCGTCCGAACGGATCATCCTGCTGTCAGACGAGCTCGACATGGCTGGGCGCCGTTGCACGCTCGCGCATGAGATCGCACACATCGACCTTCGGCACGCCGCACAGTCTGGCTGGTTCGGCACACGCTCCGAACGAGACGCCGACCGGCTCGCAGCGGCCCGCCTCCTTGAGGACGTCGACGAGATCGCCGATGCCCTCTGTGTGCACCCGTTGCACCCCGAACTCGCCGCCGAGCACCTCGGGGTCACCGTCCGGGTCCTGCGGCGCCGGCTCGCGAACCTCACCGCCACAGAGAAGGAACACGTCGAACAGCGCCTCGCAGCACGCGAGGACGGAGCATGAAGGTGGATCGCACGATGACCGAGAAGACCGCTGTCGGTTGGCACGAATCGCCCAAGGGGTACCGGTACTGGGACGGCGACACCTGGTCCTTCGCCGCCTCGGGCCGCGACCTGGCCCGGTACCGTCGGGCCCAGACCCCGCTTCCCGGCGCCGACGTGAACGCCCCAGTGCACGGCCGTGAACCGCGCCCCGGCATCACCTTGAACAGTCGGGTCGTCTTCGCTGTGGGGGTGCTCGTGGTCGCCGTTCTCGGTGCCTGGATCAACGTCTACCTGGGGGTCGCACTCGCCGTCCTTGGCGCGATCATCTTCTTCCTCGCATGGCCGACAGAGACGATGCGCAAGGATGCGCAACTCTCAGCCGCCGACAAGGCCCACCAGGACCACGGCCTCATCGCCGGCGACGGCCCGCCGCGGTGCCCTAAGTGCGACGGCACGCAGTTCAAGCTGCGACGCACCGGCGGTCAGCGCGCCGCGATCGGCACCGCGACCGTACTGTTCGGCCTCATCGGCGCAGGCGCTGGGACGGTCGCCACAAACCAGCGGGTCCAGTGCGTCACGTGCGGCCTGTTCTACGGCAAGGTCAGCTGATCCAGGAGGGGCGACATGGCGCACGTTGAAGATCGGTGGATGCAGGCTGGCCCCGACGGCAAGAAGACCCGCACGGAGCGCTACGGCCGCGGCTCACGGTGGCTCGCCGTCTGGACCGAGCCGGGCGGGCAGCGACGCAAGAAGGCGTTCGACAACAAGGACGCCGCACGCGGCCACCTCGAGCGGACCGCGACCGAGCAACGCGCCGGCACCTACGTCACCGCCGAACGGTCCGCGATGACCGTGCGCGAGTGGGGCCAGCAGTGGCACTCGTCGCGCGTCGACCTGCGCCCCTCCACCGAAGAGCGCAACGCCTCGATCCTGAAGGTGCACGTCTACCCGCGGTGGGGCGACCTCGCCCTCGCTGACGTCACCCATGAGGCGGTACAGGTCTGGGTCGGGCTTCTCGACGTCGGCACAGTGGCGACCCGACGGCGCGTCTGGTCGGTGTTCTCCGCGATGCTCAACGCAGCCGTCAAGGCGCGACGCCTCGGCGTGAACCCGGCCCTCGGCGTGAAGTTCGGATCGGCCAAGACCCGCCGCAAGCACTACCTGACCGTGCCGCAGGTCGACGCCCTCGTCGCAGCGATGCCCGCACACTGGCGGGCGTGGACGACGTTCCTCGCGTTCACCGGCCTGCGAGTCGGGGAAGCCGCCGAACTGCGCGCCCGGGACGTGAACCTCGTCCGGAAGCGAGTCAACGTGACCGCGACCGTCGCCCTCGTCGGTGGCCGGCGAGTGGCTTCAGACTCGACGAAGACACCCGCAGGTGTTCGGTCGGTCCCGCTCGTCGACGAGCTCCTGCCGATCCTGCGCACCGCGATCGCCGACAAGAAGGGCGACGACTACGTCTTCACCACCCTGCGAGGCAAGCAGGTCGACCGCCACAACTGGTCCGAGCGACAGTTCAAGGACGCGAAGACCGCGGTCGGGCTCCCGCACATCACACCCCACGACCTACGCCACACGGCCGTGTCCCTGGCAATCTCGGCAGGAGCGAACGTGAAGGCGATCCAGCGGATGGTCGGTCACGCGTCCGCGGCGATGACCCTCGACGAGTACGCAGAGCTGTTCGACGACGACCTCGACCACGTGGGCATCGCCCTGTCCGCGCTGATCGCCCAGAAGCGCCAGCCCCCAGGCAGCCCCCAAGCCGCCTAGCACAACGCTCTGACCTGGCGTCATACCCGTTGGAGCATGGTTCTCCTAAAGCGGGTGTCGGCAGTTCGAATCTGCCCAGGCGCACCACAGTTCCCACCTGCGGGTTCACCTTCCCGTGGATCTCCGGCCACGTTCCACTGAAGTGGCGGAACTTACAGCCGCACACCGCCCGCCTGCAGCCACCGCCAGTATCTCGGAGCCCCCAGGGAGCCCCCACAGTGGACCGGACCTCCGAGCAGGTCAGGGCATCGGCCCGCGCGATGGACCGCGCCATCGCCGCCGGCCTGCCCGGTGATCTGCTCGCAACGATGCTCGCTGCCCGTACCGCACGATGGGCGGAGTCCGCGGGCGATCCGGGTGTCTGGCCGCCCGTCCCAGAGCTCCATCGAGTGTTGGCGCACCCAGCATCCCGCGAGGTCGACGAGGTGCTGTGGCAGGCGATCCGCCGCCACGTCACACGCTCGTAGACCAGGGACTACAGCAGTTCGACGTCGGAGAAGCCACGCTCGTCATGGCGGCCGATCAGCAGGTTCGTCGTGCCGGGCGTCGCATAGATCGCGGTCTCGTCGGTGAAGTGCTTCGACCCGCCGTCAGCGGTCGCGGCCTGGATTCGGTGGATGGCGCCGACGTCGAGGACGTTCTGCGAGTGCTTGTGCGCCGTCAGCCAAACGCGCGGTGAGATGCCACGCCTGGCTTGCAGGGTCGCGGTCTGCTTCAACAGCCACGCGTCCTCCGTGCCGCGGATCTTGTGACCGTGCGCCGCGGCGACTGGGACACCGGCGAGGTGGAACGTGTTGATCATCTCGGCACCGGGTAGGTGCCAGCGCACGTGCGGGAACTTCGGGCCGACGATCCTGTCACGCAGGATTGTCATGAGGAGGTTCTGGACGTTGTCGGCGTCGCCGGTGACGTTCGTCTTCGTGCCGCGGCGTGCGAGCTGCCCGTGGTTGCAAAGCACCGCCCACACGTCCGCCTCACCGGCCAGGGGGAGCAGTTCCTCACACACGTACGTCGCGAGGTCCAGGGCCCGCAGGATCTGGTCAGTGAGGTTGAGCTCGACGATGTGGGTCTGGTTCTCGTAGGAGTCAGCGACGTTCTCCGTCGGGTCGCCCATGAACCCGACACCCATGCCGGTGACGTTCCGGCCGACCCGTCGCAGGTTCTTCAGGCGGGTCTTCGCTGCGTCGACACCGCGCAGGACCCGCCATTCGGTCTGTTCGACACCGGTGGTGCCGTGCTCGAGGTCGGCTTCGCGGGTCTCGTCCTTCCCGAGCTGCCAGTCCGACGGCAGGTGCGTCATCGTGCACGGCTCACCCAGACCGGTGCCCGGGGTGCGGCGGACGGTCAGGCGACGCTGCCGCAGGTTCTGGGCCAGCGCCTCAACGACCTCTTCGGTGCGCCGGTCCAAGGCTGTGATGCGCTGGAACCTCGCCCGGTACGAGTACAGGGTGACGCGGTCGCGGGTGCCGTCCTTCGCGCGGGCTGACTGCTCCCACGCGGAGAACCGGACCGTGTCGTCCACGATGCGGTACTCGTCCGGGTTCAGGCCGGCGAGTTCGTAGACCTTCGCGAACGCACCCTCGTAGTCCCCGAGCTTCACCGGTTCCGTCGTGACCAGGCCGGTGAACTCACCCCCGTCGGGTGTTGCGTCGACGGTGAGGATGGGTGCTGCGGTGGGGCGTTCGATGTGGGCTGCGCTGATCGCGTCAGCGAGACTCACAGGTGCAGTCCCCTCGCCGGTGCCGCTGCAACGCTCCGGCGCTGATCCTGTGCCCGAGTGAGCCGAGGGCCCGTGCGATCGTCGCTGTGGTCACTGAAGCGTCCGAGAGGGCCACGTCGAGGTCGACCCGGTCAGACGCGGACAGGACGTCACGCACAAGTGCCGTGCTGCACGCCGCACCGCCACGCGTCCGGTCTGCTGCGATCGCTGCTGCAAGGCTCACTCGTCATCTCCCGGCGTCGTGTTCGCTGCCGCGGTCAGACCGAGACCGGATCCGAGGAACACCCACACCGCCAGAGCCACAGTCAGCCAGGTCGGCTGGCCGGCGTCCGCGGTCGCGTAGCCGAGCTGGGTGGCGCCGAGGACGAGGCTGCCGGCCCCGAAGATCTTGTAGGCCCGTCGCCGGTAGTGGCTGGGAACGATGTCTGTCAGAGGGTTCACGATGCACCTCCGTGCTGGTTGGGTCGCGTCCGGGGCGGGGGGCCCTCTTGGCGGTAGATCTGGTCCTCGAGGGACCGGGAGTGCGCGCGCTCGGCTTCGAGGGCCTGCTCGAGGGCAGCGACACGGGTCCTGAGTTCAGCGACGTCGTGCTTCAACTCGTCGCGGTCCTGCTGCAGCTGGTCGATCAGCTCGTCACGGTCCGCGATGGTGTCGCGGCGAGCCTCAGCCTCGGCGCGGCGCGCATCGAGCTCATTCGCGCTGACACGCGACCGTGCGTTGACGCGGGCGCCGACGAGTGCGGCGAGCCCTGCCAGCAGCCCACCAGACCCGATGACGTATCCGATGATCTGCTCAGCCGTCACGAAGCGGCCTTCCGCTTCGCCTGTGCACGGCGGGCCCAGTAACCGGTCGTCGACGCGAACACCCACAGGTCCATGGCTCGCAGGCCGACACCGATCGCTGCGATCGTCATGCCTGCGGCAGCCGACAAACGAAGCATGTTGCTCTCGAGCGCGAACCACACCGGGACTGCGCGACCCAGGAGAGTGAACGCAGCCACGGATGCTGCGACCCACTCCCAACGCCACCTGCGGGTAACGACAGCCGCCATCCCGATGAGGCCGGCGACCATGCAGACCGCGCCACCAATCACCGACTGGTCGACGCTCTGCGAGTCCGTGATGACCGACGATGTGAACCAGACGTCACCTACCCCAACAACGGCGGTGAACCCGTAGAGCAGGCAGCGGAGGAAGCGCCCGGTCGTACGTGCCCACAGGGGGAGGGTGGAGTCGGGCACGGCGCTCATGCCCGCCCGCGCTTGAGGTACTTCTCCGCGTACCAGTACGTCTTGGCCTTGACCCACCACAGGCCGTCGACCTTCTTGCGGTCCGTCGCGTAGATGTTGAATCCGCGCTGCCGCTTGACGCCGATCTTGCCCTTGAGGCCGGGTGTGACACGGCCGTGGAGGTTCTCACCCTTGGCTGTGTTCACGTGCCACCAGCCCGGCACCCCGTCGTCAGCGGGCGGGGTGTAGACGCGGACACCGTTGAGGTCCTCGGTCCACCCGAGCAGAGTCCAGCCGTTGTTCAGCCACGACTGGATCGACACGGTCTGGATGCGGTTCGTGATGCTGTTCGTGGTTCGCATCGTCCCGTTGCCGAGGGACAGGAACACGTGCTGGTAGGTGGACTTCGGGTGCGTCATGAACCCGGGAACACCAGCCGGCAGCGCCTTCGGGTTCGTGGTGCGGTGCTTGTACTTCGCCGCGTTCCACGCCGCGATCGCGGACGGGTACTTGGGTGCGACACCGAAGACGGTGCGGACGAACGCGAGGCACATCCCGCCGTAACCGACGGTGATGGCCTTGGACGCGGCGATCGCTGCCGCGGGGGTGCGGGCCATCAGACCTCACCGTCCGGGCGCTCGTCGGAACCGTCAGGGACGGGGATGCCGACCTCTTCGCCGAGGGTCTCGGCGGCGGCCGACTCGACGGACTCTTCGTCTGTCGCGGTGGTGGGGTCGGGTGTGCTCATGCCCGCATGGTGGGCAGGGGTGTGTCACACCCCGCGTTGCAGTTGCCTTGGCGTCCAAGTGCCCGAGTGGAGGCCGTTCTGCCTCTGCCGAAGGGGCCACGAGTCCGACCCGGTCAGCGTCTGCCGTTGCCGCAGCCGCCACGCACCCTGGTCGCCGAAGATCCACCGCATGCGTCGGATCGGTGACACCACTCGAGTGATCTCTTCGAACCGCACCTGAGCGATCGGGTCATGCCACTCATCAGGAGCCGCACCAGTCAGGGCGGGCTCGAAGAACGCGGCGATGAAGGTCCCGGGGCAGTACCCCATGTCGGCGTCGAACGGGGTGGGGTTCGTTGCCCCGATCGTCACCGAAGCGATCTCGTCCCAGAGGTTCGTGTCCGTCGGTTCGTAGCCTGCAAGGCCGGTGAACCCGACGTTGACCGCGCGCATCTCGTAGGAGATCCGATCATCAGGTTGCGGGTCTGGTCCGGGGATGAACGGTGGGCGGGCGGCCCGCAACTTCACGGGGTGACCTGCCAGGCCGGCAGTTCCCTGCGTGAACCTGATGGCGCCGCGGATACGCAACCGTCCCTCGAACAGGGAACTCGTGCCGGGCTCCAACTCCCACCCGATCGCCCCCTCCGGCATGGAGGCAGGCGTGGGGTACGCGTACTCGTCCGCACTGAGAGGCTTCCAGTTGAACTGGTTGACGATGGCGCCCAGCTGCCACGGGTAGTCCGTGTGCGCCGCCGAACCCTGGACGTACAGGGACGACTGCGCGGCCAGGACGGCGGTGTACCAGTTGTGGTCGACGTCGCCGTAGTCCTTGGCGAACAGTTCCCCGTTCGGGATCAGGTCCAACGTCGTCCAGTCCTGCCACGGTGACGGCAGGCCTTCCCCTGGTTCAGGGATGACGAGGGACTCAGCGCTCTGCAGGGAGCCGACACTCAACACGGGTTGCGGGTCTGGCAGGAACCAGTCACCGGGGTACGTCACGAGTCGACCCCGGGAAGGAACCGGCCCTCGATGTAGCAGCCGGCGGACGCGATCTCAGCGACCCACACCCACGGCGGCTGCGCGGACGCGTAGTCCCACGATGCGTCATCGACGAACCTGCCGGTCACGGGCGCCGCGTCCTCGGAGGTCTCAGGGTTCGAGTACTCCTTCGGGTAGTAGCCGCACGGCTGGGCACGCCAACCCCACGCCATCATCATGCTGCGGTCCGCGAGTTCGTCCGCCTTGTCGGACCACGGGTTGTCTTCGGCGGTCAGCGGGTTCCCCACGAGTGCCAGGAGCTCACCGGCGGTGATGGGTTCAGCGAACACCGCCACTGCGAACGCCGACGCCGAGCCTGTCGTCGTCAACGTCGTGCGGGAGATCTGACCGTACGACCCGAACGGCACCCGGATGACGGTCCACAGGTTCGGGAACAGGGCATGCTTGGGCACCTCACCGGCCGGCGACTCGGCGTCGAACGTCGCCCTCGCGTCCGTGACGGATCCCTTGTTCAGACGCTTGATGAGGGCCTTCGCCGGGTCGGTGGCGTTGCGTTCCCGGTCCTTGATCGCATCCAGGGTCGGGTAGTCGCGTGCGTTCGTGTCGACGGTGACCCGGACGCTGTCCTCAGCGAACTCGACCCCGGCGACGTGGGCGACGACGGTCTTGCCGCGGAACCGGCGGATCCTGACGTTCTGCCCCTCCCGAACGTCGAACCGGGACATCTCCTCGGGGTCTGCGGTCAACGTGATCGTCCCGGACCAGCCGGGGTTGATCTCACGTGCCAGCGTCTCGCGTGCTGCAGCCTTGCCCTGCTTCTTGGTGACTCCTTGACCGAAGTCGATCTTGTCGTCGACGCGCAGGATGTCCTCGTCGTAGTCCGGGTTCACTCCCAGGTCGTCACCGTCGGGCCCGTACGTGCGGGGCATGACCTCTGGTGCGTACGCGATCGGCAGGAAGAAGCAGTCCAGGGTGCCGGTGTTCGACCCGGTCCCGAAGGAAGCGGCCCACGTCTGGGGGCCGACGATGCCGTCCTGCTGGATGCCGGCGGCGCGCTGTACCTCGAACGCGCGCGCCCGGTCATCCTGCGAGAAGGTGCCAGTGACGGGCTGGCCCACCCGCCGCTGCCAGTCGGACACGCCACGCCCTGACGTGGTTCCGCTGTCGGTCGACCCGACCGTCAGCGTCGCCGTGGGGGAGGAGTTCGGGTAGGCGGGCGTGTTGTCTGGCCGCCAGTTCGGGTACATCGCGTTACGCCAACGACCACCCGTCGGGGAAATGCCCTCCCCGTAGATCGCGTTCGGGGCCTGCGACCAGTCCTGAGTCAGGTCAACCGCGATGCCACGCTGACCGTTCGTCACCGACCAGTGGATGGTGTCCGTGTCCTTCAGCTCGATGACCGGGGACCGGACCTCGCACTTCACCGTCCACTGCCTGCCCTTCTTCACCGCAGTGGCCAGGAGCTGCTGCACGTACCCGGTCACTCGAGGTTCCCAACCGCCCAGCACGGACGTCTCGCACCCGGTCACGACGGGGTCGATCTTGTGGTGCCGGCGAGACACCGACGTGTTCAGGACGTCGGCGACGACGTCACCGATGTCCCGTGGCGCGGTCAGGAACGCTGGCGGCCGCAACTGCAGGTCGTCGACGAACACGACCCCACGCGCCTCCACGGTGAACACCCCGTCGTCCTCACGGTGGTTGAACGTGTCGACGGCACCGGCGAAGCAGTGGACCAGGTCCCCGTTGGTGCGCTTGAACCGGATGTCGACTGCGGCACCGGGCATGCACCAGTCCGGCAGGTCCATGTGCGCTGTGATCTGGGGGAACGTCAACGTGGCCTGCTCCGAACCGAACGGCTCCACACGCGACCACGTCGGGAACGGAGTCGGGGCGTCCGCCCAGTACGTGACATCGACCCCTTCGACGACGATCTGCAGGACCCCGTACGGGGCGTGGACGACGCTGGACGGATGCCAGTCGACCGGGAACCCCTTGTCGTCCAGGACAGGGGCGGGCATCACCTCGGAGTGGCGGGTGATCACCGTCGCCGGCACACCTGGCGGAGGGTCCTGCGGCTCCGGGGGTGGCGGTGGGGTCGCGGACCCGCCACGGGTGGCAGGTGGGATCGCCGGCGGCTCCCACAGGCCCGTCGAGATGGTCGCGGACCCGGTGATGTTCCACGTGCCCTCGGCCTGCAACTGGACGCCAGTGCCGACGAGGAGCTCGAGGGACAGTGCCTGTGCGTCGGCTTCACTGAACGCAACCTGCCACCCGCGCGCGATGGCGATGTCAGCGCTGCTGTCCGAGTACAGGAACGTGAACCCGGAGACAGGCCCCTCACCTGGTTCGCCTGCCGCGACGGTCACCCCGTCGCAGATCAGCCGTGACCCCGACGCGTCGGACGTCATGACCCACGAGTGCAAGCCCGTCGGGATGTCGGCTACGAGGGGGACACCCATCACCACGAACGGGGTCTCCGACGTCGGGTTGACCTCAACGGTTCCGGACCGCACCCACACCTGGTAGGCGTCGTGGAAGTCCGCGACGAGCGCGAACGTGATCATCGGTGACGGCCACGTCGCCGGGCCGCCTGTGTCGACCATGAACGCCATCGCCCCGTCGCACCGCAGCACCCGCCGACCAGCGGAGTCGACGACGTGCGGGTAGGACGTCGGGCCCGCGACAGCGTTCAAGGTGATGTCGCCGGCGTCGATCGACGCGATAGGCCCTAGGTCCATGGTTGACGCGTCGATGTTGTGGACGACGACGGCGTCCATGGTGAACGTCGCCCGGATCTGCGGGACGATCTCGTTCTCGGAGGAGTGCAGCTGTGCGACCCCGTCGATGGGGGCGACCATGATCCCGAGGTCGTCGCCGGTGATCTGCCCTTCCTCGAGGGCCAGGGGTACGGATCGTGACGCCCAGTTCACCGAGTCGACGACCACGGTCCCCGCCGGGGTGGCGGCGAACGCTGCGGCCACCGCTTCGTTCTGGGTGTCCCACGTGTCCGTGTCATGGCAGCCGTCGGGGAGCACCCAGAAGCCGAGGGTCACCGAACCGGCAGTGACGGTCCTGACGGATACGTCGATGGTGTGCTGCCACGATGTGGTGCCCAGTGGTGGGGGTGTGTTCGTGAACCTCAGGAGCGCCGCGGCGACGACAGTCCCCGACGAGGTCTGGATGTCGAACGGGTTCGCGTCAGCGAAGTTCTCCGACGGGTGCAACGACGTGACGACGGTGTCCTCGACGTCGAGCCCGACCGTGTTCAGCTCGTACGTCATGCGGCGACCGTGAACTTCAGGTCACCGGCTGCGAAGCCCAACGGGGCCCCAGCAGTCGGAGAAGCGACCGACGGCAGGTCGCACGACACGATCAGGTTTCCACCTGCTGCGTCGAACAGGCCGACCTTCGCGATTGCCCACCCGGTTCCCGCGATACCGCAGTCGACGGCGGAGATGTTGGCGACACCGTCGGCGATCGGGCCGAAGACCGTGTGTGCGAGGTACGTGCCGGACATCGCGATCAGGTTTCCGGACGCGTCGAGCCATCCGACCCACAGGCGGTTCGGGATGAGCTGGGAGTGCGCGGGCCCGAGGATCGCCTGCGTCGCCTTGGAGGTGTACGAGGGTCCGATCATGCCGTCATGGTGCGTGGCTGACTGTCACACGGAACGGCCGTCACCAACCGGGGACGACGGGGATCGTCAGGACGTACTCCTGCATGTTCGCCATCGCACGAAGCCGGTCGAGGGTGTCCCCGGAGGCAGGTGAGATGTCCGCTGGCTCCGCAGTGAACACGTCTGTCACCCCGTCGATGACCGTCGTGACGGTGTACGAGTCCTGCGCGAGTGCAGTGAACAACTCCTGGCGGCGGTTGTTGACCGCCGACCACGAAGCCCCCAGGCATCGCACCTGGATCGTCAACGTCTGCGACGCCAGCACAGCCCCGAGGAGTGCCCGACCGTGCTGGTAGCGGCCCTCGACCGTGACGCGGCGCCACTGACGCCCACCTACACCCACAGCGACGAGCTCGAAGTCGCCCGGGTCTTCCAGCGTCAGCGTCGGTGAACCTGAGATCGTGACCTGTGCGTTGAGTTCGCTCATCAGCGCCTCCCGGACGTGTTGGCCCTGGCTCGGGCACGGTCGCCCCACTGCGTCGCAGCGCTGGGGTCGGTGAAGTACGCCTGCTGGATCGTCCAGGGCGTGTTCCGTTCGATGGTCTGCGACACCGGCACCTGCACCACCGTCGGGACCACACCACCGGACGCGTACCCGCCGAGGTAACGGCGCATCTCCGCCTGCACACCGTTGACACCGGAGCCGCGGGCGATCGCGTTCATGCGGTGCACGAAGTCCGACCCCACCGCACGCGTCCACTCCGGGCGCATGATCGCCTCACCACCACCGACCGAGATCATCCCCGTGTCCCGGCCTGGGGTGTAGCCCGGGTAGATGCCACCCGAGGCGTACTTCAACGACCGGCCCCGCGAGTACTGGTACGACCCGTCGGCGTTCACGTGGATCGTGTTCTGGTACTGGGTCGCGTCGGACAGGCCGGACAGGAACGACAGGCCCATCGCCATGCCCGCGTCGTACAGGGCCTGCGGGTCCTCGCCGAGCTTCTTCGCGATACCAGCGACGGTGTCCTCGGTGCCCTTCAACGCGGACGTCTTGAACGCCAACGCCAACGTGTCACCCATCTCCGAACCCGGCGTCAGGAGCGCCTGCTCCGCGAGACCGGCCAGGTCAGAGATCTTCGCCTCGTACTTGTCCTCCTTGACCCGGGTCTTGTTCGTCTCCTTGATCAGGGACTTGTCACCCAGGAGGGCGTCGATCGTGTCCTTCGACCCGGTCGGGCCCGCGTTGATGATCTCGAGGAGATCCGTCGCGTTCAGGCCCTTCTTCCCCAGCTTCTCGACGTTCTTCGTGAAGTCCTGGGCGGCCTTCAGGTTGGCCTCCATCTTCTTGCGGTACTGCGCCACGGGGTCACGGCGGGCCTCTGTGTCGGCGAGGTCGTTCGCGGCGTCCTGGGCCTTCTTCCGGGCGTCAGTGACGGCTTCCTCCGCACGGACGATGTCGTTCGCGGACGCCTTCTTCTTCCCGCGCGTCTCCTGCAATGACACCTCCGCGTCACGCACGTCCTTCGTGGCCGACGAGACCTTCTCCCGGGCGTTCGCGACGTCGTCCGCGGTAGAAAGGTCCAGGTCGGTGCCGGCGACCTTCAGGGCCGACGAGAACGCCTTCTCGGCCGCGTCCTGGACGGAGTTGATCGACTTGATCTCCTCGTCCGACCAATCACGGACCGAGTTCGTGACAAGGTCGTACGCCTTCGCGACCTCGTCCATCGAACCAGCGGTGCCCTTGTCGGCGCGCTGCTTCTGCTCAGCGATGCGGATCGCTTCCTCGATGGTCTTGTTCGACCCGGAGACACTGGACCGCAGGGCACGCGCCGCACGCTGATACTCGACAACGGTCAGGCCCAGTGCGTCGGCACGGCCCTTCAGCTGGTTCTGCGTCTCGGTGTAGCTCCCCGAGAAGTCGGCGTCCTCGGTTGCAGCCTTGACCGCCTTGAGGGCATCGACATTCCCCAGCGCCGCATCGGTTGCGACGTCGAGCGCTACCCCCAGCTTCTCGGCGGAGTCGTACGCCGAGACGTTCCCCGAAGCGAGCTTGTTCTTCGCCCACTCGCGCGTGTTCTCAGTGATCTTCCCCGTCGCCTCATCGAGGGTCTGCGCGACGGCGTCAATCTCAGCCTTCGCCTTTGCCTGCGACGACGCAAAGGCCGCCAGTCCGGCCGCTGCAGCCGTGATCGCCAGGCCGACGGGCCCACCGAACGCACCCAGGAGAGCCGACCCGACGCCACGCGCGGCAGCACCAACTCCGCCGAGCATCGCACGCGTCTGCCCGAGAACCGCACGCGCTCGCCCGACCTCCATGCTGAGTTGCTGAGTCTGGACACGCGCGGTCGCCATGTACGTGCTGAACGAGGACCACACGGCTGACGCCCGGCCCTGCACGTTGAGGAGTCGTACCGCGATTGCTGCGGCACCCATCGCCAACGCCGCCGACTGCACAGGCGCGTCGAGGCCGTTGAACACGTTCGCGGTCTGCTTCAGGACCCCAAGGCCGCGCGTGGCGAGCTGAAGGAACCCGGTATACGCCGGCACGAGGGAGTCCGTGATCGCCGCGGCGGCGTTCCGGAACCCGGTCCGGGCAGCGTCAAGGGTCGCCGTGATCCCACCCGAAGACTTGATCTTCTCCATCAGGCCACCGAACGCGGCCGTCTGACCGTTGATCCCGTCCGTGCCTTCCTCGATGCCCTTGACCAGTCCCTTGATCGCCACATCGGAGGGGACGAGGCCCTTCTCGATGAGCTTCTGGAAGTCGATCGTCGTCATGTTCGCCTGGTTGGCGAGGATCTTCAGACCGTTGATGCCACCCTCGGACAACTGCAGGAGCTCTTGGGACTGCAGGCGGCCCTTCGCGTTGATCTGACCGATCGCCAGGCCCAGTCGCTGCAGCCCGTCCGCGCCCTTGCCCATGGCGGTAGACGCGTCACCGATCGCCGTCAGGATCGGGATGACCTGCTGCGACTGGATGCCGTACGACAGGAGCTTCTGCGCCTGGTTCGTCAGGTCGGTGAACGCGTACGGGGTCTGCTTCGCGAACGTCAGGATGTCCGCGAGGAACGTCTTCGCGGCGCCCTCGGTGCCGAGCATGGTCGTGAGGGCGACCTGCATGTTCTGGGTGAACGTGTGGAACCCGATGCCGACGTCCCACACCTGCTTGGCGAGCAGGGCGAACCCACCGAAGCCGGTGAGCATCAGCAGGGACGACTTCATGCCACCCATCGCGGTGACGGTCCGCTGCGTCGACTGCTCGGTCGAGGTGGCGACCTGCTGGTTCGCGGCTGTCGCGCGACGCATGTAGTCGTCGAACGCGGTCGACGACTGGCGGGTGCTGTTCTGCGTGTCCGCGGCCTGCCGGCGGGTCGCGGTCGAGACTCGGTTCGACGACTGCTCGAATGCCGCCGCGGACCGGTCGATCGCCGCTGCGGCACGGGTCATCGCCTCAACGGCGGCCGACGAGAACTGGTTGAGCAGCGCGGAACCCTGCGCGAGTTCCTGCCGCAGGGACGAGATGTCACCGGTCAGGCGGACACCAAGCGTGTACGTGTCACCGAGGGACACTGGTCACCTCCGTGTGCCAGCCCCGCGTGAACTCGGGGCCCATCGTTTCGGCCTGCGCCCGGATGTGGGCTTCGAACTCGTCGTACTTCGCGCACGTCGCGCAGTACTCGCGCTTGATCCGCATCAGCGACGGGTCGGTCATCGCCGCACGCGGGTGGCCTGCGTGGCAGGTGTTACGCGACTGGATCGCGGACGCGATCGCGAGGTCCTGCGACCTAGCCGGCCAGTCGAGGAACGCGTCGTGGGAGATCCCCAGCTCGTTGCAGACGGACACCTCGACGGCGAGGTTCGCGTCCTCATCGAGGGCTTCGAGGGCCCACCGGTAGTCAGGTGCCGCCCTGGTCAGGGCCGTCTCGTACGCGGCCAGGGCTTCGCTCTCGGTGCCGGTCTCCCACACGTCCGGGTCCTGCCCGGCCAACGCGAGCAGATCGACCGCGAACTCGTCCGTCGGGTCGGTGGGGTCGACACCGGGGTGGGCGAACCGAAGCTCAGCCCACTGCCGGCGCGACACCCGTCCCATCAGGCCTGAGCCAGCAGGGCAGCAGTGACGAGGAGGTTGACCTCGGACTCAGCCCAGTCGGGGGACTCGAGGATGTCCTCGACGTCACCGGCGGACAGCTTCGGCTCGTAGGAGGCGTGCTTGAGCAGGTCGGGGACGATCGAGTCGTAGTCGAACGCGAGATCCTTGTCCTTGGACGGGTGGTTGGCCTTCATGGCCCGCCACACCTTGAACCCGAGCGGCCGGAACGTGTACCGGATGGCCGCCTCCTCGAGCGCGGCCCGGGCGGTGTCGAGGGTGGTCTGCAGGTCGGCGAGGGCGTCCTGGTCCTCCTGGTAGATGTCCTGCGCCACCGTGGTGGGGTCCTCGTCAGGGCGAAGCACCTGTGCGGCGGCGACCCGGTCGACGAACGACTTCAGGAGGTTCTCCGCGGTCGTCTCGAGTGCGTTCTGGGCCGCGTTCACCGCGTCAGCAGCGGCGGGGTCGAGGATGATCGGCGCTTCCTGGATGCGGGGCTTCTTCTCCATGGCTCTTCCCTTGTTCGTGTGTGGGTGCGCCGACCCACCCGGGCGTGGTCGCGGGTGGGTCGGCGCAGTGGGGGTGGGGTCAGGAACCGGTCGGGTTCAGGACGCCCTTGCGGAGCTCGTACTGCGGGGACAGGTTGATGACCGTCGTCGCCGCGGCGGCGTCGAGGGTGAACCCGGGGACCTGGGAGTCGACGGTCGCGCCGACCCAGTAGCAGACATCCCCCGTGTGCGGGTCCTGGGTGTTGCGGAAGATGACGAGGGTGCCCTCCTCGTCCTGCTCGAGGGTCTCGAGGATGAGCTGACGGGCCAGGGCGATGGCGTCGGTCCCGTCGTCCTCGACGACCGTCAGCGACGGGGTGCCGAAGGTCCGCTCACCGGGGATCTGGTACGACTGCCGAGACCGCAGGACGGGAACGTTGATCGGGGACGACGACGGCTCGAAACCGGCCATCGCGTTGATGCCGTCGGTCAGGTCGATGCCAGACGCGATCTGGGCGCTGGTGGGACCGCCGGAGGCGATCTCGGCGGATGCGGGGAGCCAGTACGCGCTACCGGTCCCGCGCCACATGAACAGAGACATGCTGGCTCCTGAATGGTTGGGCAGCGGTGTTGCTGCTGCCCTCACCCTCAGGCGGGGGGTGTCACTCGGTTCGGTCCTGCCAGGCCAGGGTGAAGGTCTCGACCCACAGGTGTGTTCCGTCGACGAGGTCCGCGTGCCCGTCAGCGGTGGTGGTTGGGTTGTCGAACACGAACCCGTCCCGGCTGATGGGTGTCAGGAGCCGGTTTCGGCGGTCGACACCGGTCAGGATGGTGCGGACCTTGTCGCCGGCGACGCGCGCACCTGTGCGTGTGGATGCGGCGGTGGTGGTCTGGATAAGCATGTGGGCCTTGTCGGGGCCGCCCATGACGAAGTACTCGGTCCGTGGCGGGGTGACCGTCTCGACGGTGACGGTCCCGACGGCGTACTCGCCCTCGTCGAGGAGCGTCCGCCACCCTTCGGGCATGTGCGCGGTCAACAGATCCTGCACCGCGGTCAAGGGCCCGGTGGTCTCGGTCAGGCTCACTGGCCGCTCACCGCCTTCGCGATCGCTTCCTGCACGGCCTGACGGAACTTGCGGTCCATCTCGAACGCCGCCGGACGCCAGTGCGGGTACGCGGGCTGATGCCCGGGACGCCCGTACTCGAGGGCCCGGGCTTGGGGTGCGTTCGTCGAAACGACCGCGACCGCAGTGGAACCCGTGTATCCGGTGGTGAGGGTGATGGACCGGCGGTAGTCGCCCGTGAAGACGTTCGGGCCCGGGCCCGTTCCGGGGATGTGGCCGCGACGGTACGACGCCCGGTCAGGGTGGTACGCGGAGGTTGCCTTCGCCCGGATGAGGGTCTGCAGCTCGGCACCCGCACGGAACACGACACGGGACATCTCCCCGTCGATCCGGGTCGACAGGGTCGCGAGGGCCTGACCGATGGCCCCGCCCGTGACCTCGAGTGTCATGACGGTGTCCCGGGCCGTGCGAACACCATGAGGACGGCACCGGCGGACGAGATCGTCGCACCCGTGACCCTCGCTTCAAGGCCGGGCTGGTGGGGGTCACGAGAGGTCACGATCACGACCCACGAACCGGCAGGCGGCACGGGGTTGGCGACCTTCACGAGGACCTTCCAGTCACCGGGCCGCACGTCAACACCGGGGACGGGCTGGACTGTGGCGTTCGCGTTGCCGGCAGGCACCACGAGGGCAGGGATCGTGCCCGTCAGGGCGGTCGCGGTGGTGGTGTCGGTGAGCGTGTCAGGGTCGATGACGGTTGCACGGGTCTCGAACCGGACCGTCGTTCCGGACGTGTCGATTGCTTCTTCAGCGAGTGCCTGTCCGAGCGCGAACAGTGGGGAGACGTCAACCATCGGCCATCTCCTTCAACGTCTCGAGGACGACCCGGTACACGTCGTTGCGGCCGGCACGGATCTTCGCGGATGTGCGGCGTTCGAGCTCGCCTGCGTCGATGGCTGCGAGGGCGCCGATCGCGGCCTCGTTCAGCTCCGCCGGTGTGGGGTCACGGACGGTCTCAACGACGCCGGTCCCGTCGAGTGCGACCGGTCCGGCCGCGATGACCGTCAAGACAGGGACGCCACCGTCGGCGTCGATAATCACCCGAGCCGCGGGGATCGTGTGCCCGTTCACCGTGACCGTGACGTCACCAGGTTCGGCGTGCACGGTGAAGGCGCTCAGGGTCATGCCCGCATGGTGGGTGTGGGGGTGTCAGGCCGTGTGCTTGGCGAGGGTGGCGGCGAACCGTCGACCGGCGGGCGTGTTCGGGATGACACCCGCAGCGGTGTCGAGCCCTGCACTGGCCCGTGCCGGGGTGGTGGAGGTCGCGACGGCACGGTTGGCCTGAGCCTGCGCACGCACGGCTGCGTCCCACACGCGAGTGGTTGACGTCGTCGGTGTGGGTGTGGCGTCCTGCGCGTCCGACAGGGATGCGATGTCCGGACGTGGGGTCGTTGACCGTCGGCAGTTGGGGTGACTCAGCGGGTGCGCCCGGGCGGACGCGAGGGGCACGATCATGCCGTCGGCCTTCTGCGGGTCATCATGTGACGTCCACCCGCACCCGGGGCCGTCCATGACCTCCCACCAGTCGATACCCAGCTGCTCGCCTTGGTTGAGGCCGCCTTCCTGGTACGCCTCTGCGGTCTTCGTCCGGATGACCATCTCGGCGTACTGGGCGAGGCTGACGTGCGCGCCGTTGGAGTACACGACCGCAGTGATGCCGCGGTCCGCCATCGTCTTTGCGAGGTCTTGACCGGCCTGGATGGCGGTCTGCCCGACGTACAGCTTCGTGCGGACCTGGTCGCGGGTCAGTTCTCGGATGACCTGCTTGACGTCCTCGCGCATGCCCTTGGTGGCTTGCAGGAGGTTGCTCATGGTGTCGGTTGCGAGGTGGGTGACGGCATCAACGTCGATCCCGGAGAACCCAGCGGTGGCGCCGGCGCCGATGGCTGCCGCCCACGCGCCGGTCTCGTAGGCGGTCTGCATCGTCGCCACGACCCGGTTCGCTGCGATGGCGTCCGCGTCGTTGATCATCGCGAGCAAGGTGGTCTGCAGTTCACGCAACCGGATGACGCGGGCAGGTGGGGTGAGGTGGAACCAGCCGGGCATCGCGTCCCGGATCGCCGCCTCGAGCTGGTCGACGACGGCGGTGAGGTCAGCGATCAGGGCGGAGGCGAGGGACTCGATCGCGTCCGGTTGGGTCACCGGTACCGGTCCGGGCGTCGCATCCGCGCCACTGTCACGCCGCCGACTGGTGCACCGTTCAGGGCGGCGATCTGTGCTTCGAGGTCCGCGATCTGCGCGTCCAGGGTCGACATGTCCGTCTTCGCCAGGCCGACGGACAGGACGCCCTCGAGGCTGAACGACGACGCCTGCGACCCACCCGCTGCCGCGTTCGCGCGACGCCGGTACAGGACACGCAGGGCGACCTCCTGCCAGTACGTCGCGTCCTCCCCGTACTGGTACAGGGTCGCGTCGTCCGGGGTATCGCCCACCCAGTCCCTGATGTGGTCGACGTCGCTCTGGGTCAGGTCCATGCGCTCATCGTCCCGTTGGGGGTGTAGGTCACCGGGGCCACCCCTGACCCGAGGTGGGCACGGGGTCGACCTTGATGCCGGCCTTGTCGAGATAGAAGAACAGGGCCGGGGAGTAGTTCGCGGACACGGCTGTTCCGACGGTCGTGCCGATTACGTCGGCGTCGACGTCCGTTTCGTTCTCGATACCGGACCAGATTCGCCATTCGCTGGTTGCCACGGCTCACTCCCAGAGCAAGGCGATGCCGCCACTGATCTCGAGGGGCGTCGATGAGGACGGGCTGATTGCCTTGACCCATCCCTTCATTGCCGTTGCCGGCAGCGGCAGGTACGTGCGATCCGAGCCGAGCGCGTGGATTGTCGCCGGGGTCGCGGGAACGTCGCCAGGAGGGAACGCCACCACGCTCAGCGGTTGCCAGGGAACCACCCCTGGAACGAGGGCCAGGGCCGGGATGATCGGTCCGATGACGCCGGAAGCGAGGCTCGTCCCGGAACCCATGACCGTCCCCCCGACCGAGTAGGGGACGAGCGCCACTGCGCCGCTCATCGCGTTCACGCCAGTCGCCCAGTCCATGTACGCAACCGTCACGTACGTGCTACCTGCACCTCCGCTGGCCGCGACAGCGAGTGCGTCCCCTCGAGGTGTGCCGTCTACATTGCGCGCACGCTCGATGAGGAAGCAGGGCGGCGAGACGACCGAGGTCATCCCTACGAAGGGGAACACCGCACACATCGCACCGCCATCGGACGATGCGTAGCCCGTTGCAGCGGTCGAGCTAGCCCAACCGGTGGTGCCGCTGTAGCCAAGGAGCATGCGAGGGAACACGACCCCGGTGATCGTGCCAGCCCCGTTGGTCCCCTTGCCGACGGTCAGCCACATCACCGGGTTGGACGTCGCCCCGCCACGCCCGTACTCGAGCTTGAAGTACAGGGGGTACGTCGATTGCAGGGCGTCGTTGAAACGCCAGATCTCGTACCCAGCAGAGATGACCGTGCCACTCGGGTTGGTCAACGAGGAAATGACTGCCTGGCCGGTGTCGGATGTCTGCACCATCCCGATGGCGATGAGCGAATTGTGGATCGCCTGGACCCACGACTGAATCTCCGTGCCCGTGCCGGATGCGCCGTTCGTCGGGGCGGCGCTGAACGTCGTCGTTGCCATTGGTCACCCTTCCCAGGTGAGTGTCACGTCCGCGGCACCGTCGGTGCGCGTGTAGTACGTCGTGCCCGTGCTCCCGACAACGGGGGCTGGGTTCAGCCACATCGTGGCGGCGGCGTCGAGCTTCACGTCGAGGAGGCACACGTCACCGACTGGCTTCGTCGTGAACGCGCGCGCCGCGTCCGCGGTCCGCTGCGCCGTCGTGCGGTAGAGACGGAACCTGGTCGCGGCCGACACCTGCACCTTGATCAGCGAAGCCCACGACGCGAGCGTGATCGTCCCGTCGCCCGTCGCTCCGGTGAGCGTGGTGTCGTGGGACGCGAACCCCGGGCCCGCAGGACCCGTCGCGCCAGTGCTGCCGGTGTCACCCTTCGGGCCTTGCGAGCCCGTCGCGCCCGTGTCACCCTTCGGGCCTTGAGCCCCAGTCGAACCTGCAGGGCCCTGTGCACCGGTGGCGCCAGTGTCGCCCTTCGCGCCAGTGTCACCCTTCGGCCCCTGGGCGCCGGCAGGACCGGTCGCACCAGTCTCACCGGTGTCACCCTTGGCACCCGGATCCCCCTTCGCCCCAGTCGGGCCCTGGGCGCCGGTGGCACCTGCTGGGCCTTCGGGACCGCGCGGTCCTTCCTGGGCGAGAATCGCCCAGTACGCCGTCGACGCACCCTCAGCGGGCTCCTGCCCGGTGGACGGAGCGACAGCGAAGTACGACGACACGACACCGTTCGTGCCCACATGCGACACGGCGTCGTCAGCGGCGTACGCCGTCCCCGACGCCCACGTGCCCCGCCACGTCAGACCAGCCGGGCCGACGGGGCCCGGGTCGCCCTTCGGTCCCGCAGGACCCTGGGCGCCCTGCGCGCCAGTCTCTCCGCGGGGACCAGCCTCACCAGTGGCACCGGACGCCCCGGTGGCGCCGTTGTCGCCACGGTCACCCTTGGGGCCCTGCGCGCCTGCAGGTCCGGTCTCGCCGGGGACACCCTGCGGGCCCTGCGGTCCGACGGGACCGACCGCGCGCGGCACCTCGACAACGACGGACGGGTACTGGACGACCTCCACGACCTCACTCATCGCGCGTCACATCCGCGCTGACCGTCACGACCCCCATGACCAGGCGGGTGACTTCACCGTCCGGGGCGACGAGCTCGAGGTCCCACACGCCCTTCGCGCGCGCCGGCGAGTTCCAGGCAGCGTCCTCAGTGGTCGTGTGGTGGACGTGGATCGACACGTACCCCTGACCGTCGAGCGTGATCCGCGAGACCGCGGCCGGGTCCGTCGTCAGGGACAGCCAGACGTCCGCTCCGGGACGGGCACGGAACTGTGCACGGGCGTCCCAGTCGGTCAGGTCAACCCACGTCGTCACGGCGCCGTCGTTGGTGCCGTACCGGAACGAGTACGTGTTGTCGGCGCCCTGGCTGACGATGAGGTCGCCAGCGGGCGACTCGACGAGGGCAGCCTGTCCCTGTGCCACTGCCCACCTCCAATGCGCCGCGCGGTCCTTCCGTGCGCCCTCATCTTGGACAGGGGGGTGCTTGTCGAGCGGAAAAACGAGGGCCCCGGCGACCCCTGCGAACAGGGGGGCCGGGGCCCTCAGGAACGGTCGGTCAGGAGTTGACGACGCCCTCGAGGACCGACGCCACGAACAGGCCCGCGATGTCACCCGCGACCGGGAGGAACACCGCCGACGCCTTCGTCCACACCGTCACCGGGTCGGGCTCGGTGTACTGCGTGACCGTGATGCCGGGGGCCGTCTCACGGGTCCAGTCCGGGGCGTTCGACGCGACGAGGTTGATCGCCTCGATCGTCTCGCCCCACTGGGACTCGCCCACCGTGGCCGTGGTGAGGATGAACTTGTCAGCCTCGATGACACGGACCACGCCGTCCTCGTCGTCCGGCACGTAGCCGTCGTAGATGAACAGCGGCGGCAGACCGTACGACTGACGAACCTGGTCCAGCTGACCCGGCGTCAGGGTGGGCAGCGTGCCCGCGCTCGCGCCGGCGTAGAACGCCTGCCGATACTCCTCGTTGCTGAGGAGAGCGGCCCGGACCTCGGGGGTCGTGGTCGCACGAACCACCGGCGCCTGGGCGTCACGCTGAACCTTCTGGACCCACGCGAGCTCGTCCGTCAGCGGCGTGCCCGACGCGTTCCACGGCGTGATGTCCGAGGTGTCGGCCTGGTGGTCGTCGGCCAGACCGTAGTCCGCCTCGTACACCTGACCGTTCTCGGAGATCGTCACCGCACCCGTCTGCAGGAACTGGCCACGGGCCACCTCCGCGCGGTACCGGATGCCCTGGGCGAGGTTGCCGCCGTCGTCGTAGATCGCGTCGACGATCTGACCGGTCGTGACGTCACCGGGGGCGTCCTGCAGCTTGTACTGCAGGTCCTCGTTCAGGGGCAGCTTGCCGGCGAGCGGGGGCAGGACGATCTCCTGCACCTCGACGGCGCCGCGGCGACGCTCGATCGGGGCCTCGGCGTCCCAGGCACGGTACTTGACCGTGATGGGGCGACGGGTGCCCTTGACGCGGGCGGTCTTGCGCCCGTTGATGGTCCGGTTCGGCAGGACCGCCTCGAGCGAGTTGATGATGGGCTCGGGCAGCTCGCGGACGTAGCCGGTGAGCTGGGCCGGGCTCAGCAGGGACAGGATGTCAGCCATGGGGGCGCTCCTCAGCGGAACCAGATACGGCCGGCGACGTCCGTCTTGCCAGCGGAGTCGACGGTGAAGGGCAGGTAGGACTCGACGACGGGCCCGTGCTCGTACAGGCCGGCCGGGATGGACTGGCCCGCGAACTCACGCTTGCGGGCGAACGGCAGGAGACCGGCGAGGGTCTGGCGGCCGTCGTTCGCGGCGTTGTCGTACGGGCCGTACTTGCCGGTCGCGGTGACCTTGCCGAGCGGCGTGCCGGACGGGATGGCCCCGTCGGGGTACTTCGTGCCGTCGGTGAACTCGTCACCGTCGAGGGTGATCGAGGGGACGTCGTTGAAACCGTGGCCGGACCCGGCCCAACGAAGGTCGTCCTCCTGGGTGTACTGCGTGGCCGGAGGCAGGATGCTCACGGTTCACTCCCTGGGGTTGCATCGGAAAGGGTCCACACCATGGGTGTGCCCGCACTCGTCGCCTGCGGTCAGCGCCCCGTTGCCGGGTTGCGTGCATCGTGGGGGAGGGGGTGTCACACGAACCGGTCAGCGGTCCGCTGCAGGGCAGCGATCGATCGGTCGTTGACGATGCGGGCGGTGAAGTGCGGGTAGTCGTCCATGGCTGTCTCGGACGGGTGGACGTCGCTCGAGGTGAGGCCGGGTCGGTCGATGCGTAGGACGATGCCGCCGGCGGCGCGGATGGCGTCTGCCTCGTTGGGGTACCGGACGTCAGTGATGACCACGGGGCCGTTGACCTGGTCGACATGCTGCATGGCGGTGTCGATCCAGATCGTGTCGCCGAGGACCGCGCGTCCGGCTTCGGTGCCGAGGCGCTGCAGGGTGCGCCTGACCTCGGCGTGGTTCTTCGCCCGCTCCCAGCCCTCGAACGCGGCGAGCTCGGCCAGGCGGACGGTGTGCCCGCTGGTCGTCCGCACGAGCGGGTCGAGGGCCAGAGCCATGGCCCGGAGCGGGTCGGCGAACGCGACGCGGGTGTACCCGTGGACGCCGGTGAGGCGGGCAGCGAACGTGTCCTTGCCGGACCGCTTCCGCCCGGAGATCCCGATGAGGGTCATGCGGGTGCGCCCCAGATCTGCAGGTTGAGGGAGCGTGCGAGGTGGTACTCGGCGGTCGCGCCGCGGGACTCAGCCCAGCCGGGCAGCATGCAGATCGCATCGGCCTCAGTGCAGATCCACGTCGTGTCGGCGCGGAGGGCGGCCCGCAGGTCGAAGCCCATGCCGGTGAGGTCTTCGTGGCCGGACATGCCGGTCGGGTCGAATCCGCCGTCGCGGTCGTGCTGCGCCGGGTCGAACACGAGGTGACCGCGTGCGCGCAGCTCGGCGGCGGTGTCGTGGAACGCGGGGAAGTTGAAATCGACGAGGCCCCTCATGGGTCCGGCGATGTAGACCTTCATGGCTGTGACCTCGAACCTTGTTCGAATCTGGACAAGCGTTCAGGCTTGTGGGTTGGGGTGCTGGTGCGGGCGCAGGTACGCCGCTACAAGGGGCAGAAAGGGCGCGACGGCCAGGCGCGGCGATACCCGCCACGGACCCCTCAGTCGTCCTTCACCGGGGTCACCAATGCGTTGGCCGTCTTCCCGGTGTTCACGCCCGCACCAGCGGTAGAGGGTCAGCCGCGTTCGGCCTTCGCGCGCTCCGCACCGGCCGCGAACCCGCCACCGGTCGATGCGGGCTTGGCCGGCGGGGTGCCGGGGTCCGCAGGCGGGGGAGTCGTGGCGGTCTTCGTGAAGAGGGCCGGGGTGCGGGTCTTGATCGCGGCGACGGCGGTCGCGATGTCGTCGACGGACGCACCGACGGGGACGTCGACGCGGATGTCACCGGTGGCCTTCTCGTCGACGCCAGCGGCGATGAGGGCTCGCTGCACACGGAACGTGTGGAGCTCCGCTGTGGCCGTTGCCCTGTCCGCAGCGGCGTCAGCCTTCTCCTTCGCTGCTGCCTCACGGTCGCGCTGCGCCTCGGTCTTCGCCGCCTCGTCAGCAGCCGCAGCAGCAGTCGACAGGGCGATGAGGTCGTCGAGGGACTTCCCGCCGAGCTTCTGCTCGAGCGCGGCGGCAGCAGCCTGAGCGGCAGTCCGCTCGGCCTGAGCGACACGACCCTGGACGATCTGATCGAGCTGGACCTGCGTGAACGTCGCACCACCACCCGCCGGGGGCGTCGTGCCGGGGTCGGGGTTGGCCGGGTCGTCGATGAACCGGAGTCGGAGGAACTGCTTGCGGGTGGGGCCCATCACTTCTCCCTGATCGGTGGTTGTGGTGGGCTCACCATCGGCCTGGGGGTGTCACACGTTCTGTGCGACAGAACCGTCACGGGTCGCGATGTACCGCACGTGCCTCGCGGGGACCGACCGGTACGTGCGCAGCTCGCGTGCCGACTGTCCGTCGTCGCTCGGGATGACCTCGTAGGCGTTCAGGCCGTACCCGGACCACACACCCCACAGGTCCCACGTTCCCTCGACGTCGGGGAACGAGTCGCCGGACATGCCCCACGCCATGACGGGGTCGAGGGCCAAGGCGATGTACGGGTACCGGATCGGTGCAGAGTGGGACTCGGACCGGATGCGGAGCCCGCCGGCGAGGATGCTGTCTCGGCGCGACGAGGGCGACCAGTGGTAGGCCATGAACTCGTCCGGCAGACCGAACACGCCCATCGTCAGTGGGCCTCGGAGAGCTCGCGGCCGTCGAGCGCGTGGTGCACGACGATCCAGCCGATCGAACCGTCATCGGCGGGCACCGGTTCGGTCCTGGGGCCGCATGGGCAGGCGTCGCCGGTGTCCTCGTGTTCGATGAGGTCCGTGACGGGCAGGACGTGGACGGTGCTCACGCGGATACGGGCGGGACGACGACGGTGACCGGGTCGACGCCGAGCATGTCGGCTGCAGCAGCCGCGTTGCCGGTGGCTTCGAACAGGCGGACCGCGTCCTCGTAGGACTCCTGCCGGATCCGCTGCACCTCAGCCTTCGCGTCATCGATCGGGAGGCCGGCGGCGGCAAGCATCTTCACCGCGGTCTCCGTCGATAGGCCGTGCACGGGCAGCAGGTCCTTCACCGCGGCGATGGCGCCGGGCAGGTCCGACGGGAACGCAGCCCCGAGGGTCACGGTCGCGTCCGGGGTCTCGCCCGGGGCGTACCAACCCCACGCCTGGGACAGGCGCAGCACGAACCGCAGGATCAGCGGGTACTTCTCGTCGCGGACGGCGCGCATCTCCCGCACGAGGGACTGCGCGGGCGCGAACCCGAGCTGCAGGGCGTACCCGGACGGGACCTGGTCGGGGGAGATCGCACCGAGGAGCACCTGGGAGAGGCGGGTGTTCTGAGCGAGCCGTTCGATGAGGGACGTGATGTACCCGGTGAGGGCGGTCAGGTTCTTCGACGTGTCCGCCCATCCACCCGCGGCACCCTCGGGCAGGCCGATCATCTCGCCGGGCACACCCGTCGGGCCGCCCGCGGGGGCGCCGGTGGTGATGAACGCGGGGGACGCGGACTGGGACGCGGCGGCGAGGTCGGTGTCGGTGTTCTGCAGGTCGTCGAGGATCTGCCCGACGAGGAGCAGCAGGGACCGGCCCCATGTGCGCTCGGTGGAGGGGTCGTTGGGGACGTGGACGACGGGGATGAAGTCGACGAGCAGGTCCGTCCACTCGACGACGTCCTTGCTGTTGCGGCCCATCTCCTCTGAGTACACGGTCGCACCGGAGCGGAGCTGGTCGGCTGGGTAGTCGACGACCCGGTACATGCACGTCCACTCCGTGGCGTCACCCCACTGGGTGCCGCGCGCCTCCTCGAGCTGGGTCATCTGGTAGGTGGTGCGGCGGATCCACGTGACGTGGTCGTTGTCGATCCACTCCCACGCGAGGTGCACGATCGGGGGGAAGTCGTCGTCGTCCCACCCGTCGACGGGGGTGCGGGTGTCGGGGAAGTAGAACCCAGGGTCGTAGACGCGGTGCCGGACGCGCCCCTTCGCGCCGGACGGGTGCAGCACGTGGACGCCGTCTCCCTGGGTGATGGTGTGCTCTTCGCCCTCGAGGAGCTTCTGCCCGACGCGTTCCTTCGTCGCCCAGTCGTTCAGGAAGTCCAGGGCTGTCTGGTCGTCGCACGTGATGGTCTGGTCGTCACCGAGGAGCAGGGCGCGGGCGGTGTTCACGACGAGGGCAGGGTCGCCGTACTCACGGGACTGTTCCGCTGACGAGGAGTCGATGCTGACGCCGAGCTCACGGGCGCGGACCGGTCGAACCCACATGGACGCGGGCAGCCAGTACCGACGCGTGTTGTCGGTGTACGCCGACAGCACCTGGTAGGCGGTCAGGCGGCGGGCATCGAAGTCGTCAAGCCACGTCGGGGAGCCGTCGGGGCGGGTGCGGTCGCCGGCGAGGTCGGGGATGTACGACAGGGCGGCCCACTGGTCGTGGATGTGCGGCTGACTCACGCGTGGCCTCCCAGGTTCATGGAGGGAGTGTCAACGCGGGGGTATCAGACGGACACAGGGGGCCAAGCGCCTTCGCCTCGCGCTTGGCCCCCTGTTGCGCCGTCAGCTGTTCTTGACCTCTGCGGACTGCCAGAAGCCGGGCGCGTACACAGCGATCGTCGGGTGCTCCTGGGCGTTGGGGTCCCAGGCCCCAAGGACGGTCAGGTGACCGTCCTTGATGGTCACGTCGCGTCCCTTCGTGAGCTCGTCGTCCCGGTGCGCATTGGTGACGGTGACTGCCATGGTGCTTCCTCCTGGTGTTGATCAGACCGCCGGTTGGCGGCCTTTCGAGGTCAGATGCCAACCCCGGCACTGCGGGCAGGGGTAGGCGCGACGCTCGTTCTTAGGTCGGCGTGCCGAGTCTCGGCGGCCGGTGTTCGCCAGGGCGAGGAGCGCAGCGATGCGGTCGCGGTAGCGGACCTTTCCGCTGGCGCAGCTGCTCGTGTGCGTCCTGGTCACAGGTCCACGCTCCCAGACGGGTGTGACATCGTCACCGGCCGCGCATGTTGTGTCGGGTGACCTTCGCCGGCACCGCCGCGTCCGAGTGCTGCGGCAGGAACAGGGCCGTCAGTGCGTGGACGAGCGCGTCGATTCGGTCGGGGGAGTCGCCGGTCCCGGTCCAGGTGATCATCTGGTCCTCCACCTTCGACAGCCTGTCCGTGCCGTCAGCGGCGTGGTGGACCTTCCCGACCTCGTAGAACGCGGCCACCGACTCGGCACGCGCCCGCTTCCCCTGCCCAGCGGTCGGGTGGACGCGACGGACAGGTGGCGCGAGGCGGTTGATGCGGCGCCGCTTGCGGATCTCCCGCCACGCCGACCGCATCACCTCGAGGACCATCTCCCCGCCCTGGTTGTCCTCGATGACGACCTCGTGTGCACCCCAGTCCATGACGGCATCCCAGACGGCCACGCCCCACTCGATCGGGGTTCCGCGGATCGTGCGGTCGTCCAACACCCAGGCTTCACCGTCGGAGTCGATCCCGGCGACGCTGATACCGGTCAGGTCGGAGGTCCTCTTGGAGGTGGCTGCTGGGTCGACACCGACGACGATCTTCGCCAGCTTGAGAAGGACGTCGCCGGTGCGGCCACGGTTCGTCTCGATCCACGGCCACCGCCACACGGCACCTTCAGCGGGGGCGGGGCGCTGCTGGTACAGGGCAGCCCACGTGCGCGCCGCCTGGTCGGCCTTCCGCAGCTCCCAGTCATCCTGGGTGCGGCCACGCGCAGAGACCATGAACTCGTCGATCTTCGTACGACCGAGGGGGTCGTTCTCCGGGTCCTCACACTGCGCCGGGATCGACAGCAGCTTCCACCGGTCGGCCGTCTCCCCGTTCAGCAGGCGGCCCGCGAGGTCGTCCGGGTGCCAGCGCGTCTGGATGACGATCACCGGTGTGGTCGGGGAGAACCGGGTGGCGACGGTGCCTGTCCACCAGTCCCACACCTTCTCCCGGTGCGTGGGTGAGTCGGCCTGCTCGTGGCCCTTCATGGGGTCGTCGATGATCATGAGGTCGACGGGCCGGCCGGTCAGTGCGCCGCCGACACCGACGCAGTACAGGCCACCCTTGTGGCCGTCGAGGGCCCACTCGGCTTGGGCGGACATGTCGTCGCGGACCTTGAGGCCCAGGTCGGCTGAGTGCATGGTGATGTCGTCGCGGACGACGCGGCCCCACCGTCGGGCAGTGTCGTGCTCGAACGACGCGATCGCGATGCGTAGGTCCGGGTTCTGGGTGAGGGCCCAGAGCGGGAACCGACGGGACGCGCGTTCGCTCTTGCCCTCCTGCGGCGGCATGGCGATGACGAGGCGCGCGTTGCGGGTGTTGAACGCCTCGACGAGGGCGGCGTCGATGAGGTCGAGCGCCGGCGTCTGGACCGTGGCCGGGTCGAGGGCACGCGCCATCTCTCCCGGGGTAGCCCAGCGGGGTGGGGGTGGTGGTTCGAAGAGGCGGGCCGCTGCCTCAGCCCATGCGACCGTCACTGCGTCAGCCGCTGCTCGATCAGTTCGTGGATCGCCGCGAGCATGAGGAAGACCGCGTCAAGCTCACGGTCTGGCACGTGGTACGCCTCCCAAGCCGAGTCGCTGCGCTCGCTCATCTGGCGTCCCTCTCCCTGTCACGGCTGCCCTGGTGGCGGGTGTACGCGGTCCGCAGGCCTTCCTCGTAGCCGAGTGCGTAGATGTCGGCGGCTAGCCGATGTAGCGAGCCGACTCCGGAGTCGTCCAGCGGCTCGCGGTTCTGGTACTTCCGTGCCTCGTCGAGCTGGGTGGCGGCATAGCCTTCGACTAGGCGCGCGACGTCCTGAGGCTCGACGCTCACGGCGTCACGCTCGTGACGGGTGTAGTGACGAGGTAGCCCCACACGGGTTCGCCGGCACGGTGGATCATGAGCCGCGCCACCCGCCCAGGGACCGCGGTGATGAGCCTGCAGGGTGCCCAGCGGGACTGGGTGTCGGTGCGGCGGTACCGGTTGCCGTCGACCTCGTAGGTGGCGCCTGTCTCTGTCGTGAACGTCATGGGCCGATCGTGCGGTTGAGGGTGCCACTCGATCCGTCACACAGAATCACCCACCGGGGCGAGTCCCAGTGCTGCCAGACTCCCGACATGACGTGGTGGCAGACGCTCGTGATTGCAGTAGGGCCAGTGCTTGTCACTGCAGGCGGCCTCCTCTTGCAGCAGCACATCATCCGCTCAGCCGAGAAAGACGCCCGGATCGACGTCCGCCAAGCCGAACGCCAGCAGCAGGCACGGGACGAGCGGCGGGCGGCACACGCAGACGGGATCGCGTGGTGCGCCGAGTTCTACAGCCAGCTCGAGCGCCACGTTGGTCGCGCCTCGAGCGGCGCGCCGGACCGGCACCCTGAAGCGCCTGACGCCCCGCTCCGACTGGACTTCATGAGTCGATACGCCTTGGTGCTCGGTGCCATGTCGCTCGTGTGCTCGAGAGAGTCGGGCGACGCCTTCCATGCGACCCGGACAGCACTGGTGGACCTGGGAGCCTTGCTGCAGAGGTGTGATGGCACGCCGAACGGTCCGACTGCGGCCGAAGTTAAGGAGGCGTCGCGCGCAGCAGGCATGGCGAACGGGCTCTACATCAAGCTCGCCGCAGAAGATGTGGCTCTCTCGTAGGCGCTTCGCCTCACGCCGCGTCCTCAACCACAGCACGTCGTGCGCGCTTCCAGTAGGCGCGGTTCGACCACCGGCTGACGCGCAGCCACACGTCGTGCTGCGTGTAGAAAGTGCTGGTCGAGATGGTCCCGGTCGCCACCCACGTGGCCCCGTGCTCGCAGACTCGGACGTCGCCGGCCGACGCCAGCGTCCCCGCGAATGGGCCACCGGGCAGTGCGCCGCCGTGCTCGTAGCGCCACGTCAGGCGGCAGTTCTCGCGGCAGCCGCGGATGTTCGTCGTCACGCCGCACCGCCCGCGAGAAGCCGCAGGTGACGCGGCACCACAGTCGCCACCAATGTCTCCTGCTCCGACGTCAGACCCAGGTCAGCCAGGATCGCCCGAATCACCTGAGCCACCAGCTCGCCCTGCGACTCCGCCAGCCTGACGCGTCGCTCCTCGACCCCAGCCTTAATGGCCTCAGCGCAGACACGGACGAGGTGGGTGCGTTCACGGGTGTAGAGCTCGTACCAGATCGACGGGCCCGCAGCGTCGGTGCGTTCGATCGCAGGGATCGGCTCGCCGTCGGCGTCCTCACCGGTGACGGTCTTCTCCTGCTTCCTGCCCCAGACGAGGGCGTCCTGCTCGACTTCTTGGACGCGTTCGCGTAGCCACTGGACGTGGCCGGCGGTCCACTTGACCTCCTCGAGCAGCGCCTCGGTTGGGGTCGTCTCCACCGGGATGCCCAGGGTCGCGACGGCTTGGGCCGCGGCCTGCTCCTGCAGTCGGCGTGCCGCAGCCTTCTTCGCCTGGGGGGATGCGCCTCCGTGCATCCGGCAGACCTTCATGCCGTTGACTGCCCAGGAGCCGCACTGGTCGCCGTTTCGCTTGGTGGCGGTGCAGCGGATCATGGGTCGGTTCTGTGAGACGGAACGCATGGGGTCAGCGTCCGCCCGGGGGTGTCAGACCGAGTTGTCGCGCTCTCGCTCCTGGCGGTCCACCTGCTGGGTGAGTGCTCGCACGTAGTCGTCGGCGGAGCATCCATTCATTGCCCGGATGCGCAGCCACCCATCAAGCAGGGACTGCGCCATCTGCCGGTCTCGGACCTCTACGCCGTGCTTCTCGAGGGCGCGGCGCATCTCACGGCCCTCGCGAATCGCCTGGCGGATAGGCATGTGCCATTGAACCGCGGACGAGGGTGCCACTGTGGGGTGAAATTCGCAGCCGCCTTCAGGGCCGCCGTCACCTGCGCCGCTGGTCGATGGCCCATGCGGTGATGAGCCCGAGCCCGGTCGCGCCGAGTGCGGCGGCGGAGACGATGAGCGCGGTCACGGGTCGAGCATCCCGCACCTGGCCGGGTCGTGTGGCGGTTCCGGCGTACTGGTTTCCGCAGGTTGGGCACTCGGCCCAGCGGGACTGCGCACGGCAGGGGAGGCACGCGACGTCGGTCGGGCTGTCGGTCGGGTCGGCCTCGGTGGTGATGGGGGCGTTGCAGTAGGCGCGGTCGCAGCAGACGAAGTGCAGGGTCATCGGCGGTCTCTCCTTGTCGGGGCGGTCACCAAGATCTTGCCGACAGGTGTTGACACGACAGTGGCCCGTGTATAGCGCAGTGCCCAGTTCGAGGCCCCTGCGGGGCGGTTGAGATGGCAGCGAGCGGGTGAAGGTTGAGGCGGGCCGGCCGATGTTTACCGGGGGCGAAACAGCAGACCAGGCACGTCCTCGCACTTCAGGAAGACGAAGTGGCCACCGGCGCCGAACTTGCCGATCACGTACCGGATCGTCATCACCAGGATGTCCGCGGAGATGTAGTCGAAGTGGATGTTCTCCGCCACCTGCACGAAGTGATCGTGCGTCTTCTAGGTCTTCGGGCGGATGCGGCGTTCCCGCACGTCGGCGGCGACGAGCTTGCGCAGGTACTGGGAGCGGGTCAGGTTGCCGCGGGCTGCGTCGAGGTGCTCGGCACCGGTGGGGGTGAAGCGGACGGGCACCGTGATGGTGCGTGCTTCTTGCCCGTCGGGTGTCCTGGCCATGGGGCTGATCATGCGGCCCGTTCTGTCACACGGAACTGTTCGATCAGGGCGGTGACGGCGGTCAGCTCGTTGGCGGCTTGCGTGGATGCGGCGTGCACGAGTGCGTTCGTGTGCTTCTCGTCCCACCGGGCCAGGGTGGTGTCCAGGGCGGCCTGCCAGGTGTTGATGACGTACGTCCCGCCGTGTCCCGCGGCCTCGCGGATCCCGGGCAGGTCCGCGGCGATGACGGGGATGCCGCGGGTGGCGGCTTCAGCGGCGACCATGCTGTACGACTCGTGCCGCGACGGGACGAGCAGGATGCGGGTGCGGGCCCACACGTCAGCCAGGTCGCCGTGGTCGACGACGCTGACGTTGTCGAGCGCTCGGACGTCCTGCGTCCCGTACCCACCGCGGACGCCCAGGAACGGCAGGTGCGGGTTGGTGGCGGCGAGGTCCCAGAACACGTCCGAGCCCTTGTCGGGCGTCAGGTTGATGAGGGCGACGCTGTCGCCCGCGTCGGTCACCGGGCCCGGGTTGATCGGTGGGTGCAGGACCGTCGAGTCGAGCTGCAGGACGGAACGGTAGACGTCCCTCATGTGGTCGGTGTTCGTGACCAGGGCGGCGTTGCCCTTCGCCATGCCGGCCCGGACGTCGAGGATCGTGGGGACCTGGTTGTTGTGCGCCCAGATCACCAGCGGGGTGTGCGGCCACCACTGGCGGGCCTTCCCCGCCAGGCCGGCGTTCACGACGATCACGTCCCCCTGAGGGCGGCGTGCGTTCGCCGGTATGACGTGGACACCGTCGATCGTGGCCCGTGGGACCGCAGTCGTCGTGACGACCTGGACGTCGTGACCCTGGCCGGCGAGGTGCGCCAGGAGGTGGTGCAGCGCGAGCTCCGCGCCGATGCGGCGGGCGTGCACATACGACAGGGCGAACCCGATCACCTTCACGCTGCCCCCTGCGCCAGGGCGCGGATCCGGTCCCGGTCACCTCGTGCGGCCTCGTACAGGGCGATGCGGTGGAAGTTGTTCCGCGTCGGTTCCCCGTCCTTGTCCTGCGACTGGTGCCCCAACGCGAACACCCGGCCCGGGACGCGCATCGGCGGACCGATCAGGGTCGTGTGGGTCATCTCCCACGCGGCGTCCTCACACCCCCAGCCGGCGAACGTCTCGTCCTGCCCGTGGTGCAACGCCCACCCGCGCTTCGTCGTCACGAACACACCGGAGCAGGCGCCCGGGACGACCATGTGCTTGCACCGCTCGAGCGGGAACCCTGCGAGGGCCTGACGTGACCCATCCGCTCGCAGGGACCGATACTCGTCGTACGGCAGGACCGTCCCACCCTCCGCGAAGGCGATGGTGAGCGCGACCGTCAGGGACGCGTACTCGGGGAGGGTGTCGGCGTCCGCGATGACCAGCAGCGGTGAGGTCGACAGGCGGACGGCTTCGTTGCGGCACGCCGCCAGGTTGAACGGGTCACCGGGCACGTCGACGTACTGGACGTCGAACCCGTGCCGACGCCACCACGACTCCACGAAGTCGCGCGCCTTGCGGCGGGACGGGTGGTCACGCCACGGGATCCACACCTGCGTCATCAGTACCCGAATCCGCTGCGGACGCCGACGTGCTCGACCATGACACCGCCGTCGATGTACGCGAACCCGTGCCCGTCCGCGACGAGCTGGCGGCCGAACCTGGACTCCGACCAGTCGCCTTCCGGCCAGCCGCGCTCCCACACCCACCGGGGCAGGACTGACGGGTTGGACGTGAAGTGGTCTACGTGCCGGATCAGGCCACCGACGCGTGTGAACTTCGCGCCCTGCGCCTCCCGGGCCTCGATGACCCCGCCGGTGGCGTGCTCGTTGCCGAACCACGGGCCCCGCAGGAGCGCGACCTGCGCCAGCCACGGGTCACCCCGCAGGTGCGCGGTCAGGGCCTCTAGGTCGATGTCGCTGACTGCGCGGAAGTCCTCTTCCCAGAACAGGGCGTGCTCGCCGGCCATCACGTCGAACACCGTCCCCATGGCCCGCCCGTACCCCGCAGGCTTGGGTGCGACAGGGACGATCTGAGCGTCCGGGTAGCGGACCGCCATCCGAGCCCGGTGATCCTCATCGCCGGAGTCATCGACGATCGTGAGCTCGCCCCACCCGGTGACGTGCTCGGCCAAGGACGCGATCGCGTCGTGCACGTACGCGTCACCACGGTTCGAGAGGACCACCACCTGCATGCGGTCATGGTCACCAGTTCCGTGTCACACCCGACGCACGTCCTCCGCGCCCACCCACACCGCCCCGAGCATCCACCGGCGGTCGTTCATCCACACCCTCACCAGGTGGGACGTCCACTCGACCGCCATGGTTTCGATGACCTGAACGCCGTCGCGCTCCCACTCGAGCCGCACCCTCACGGGGATCGGCCGGTCGACGTCGCGGTGATGTCCTGGTGGGACTCCGTGAGAGTTGAGGATCCGCTGCGCCAACGCGAGCCTGTCCGCCGAACCGGAGTGCATCGAACAAGCGTACGAGAGCTTGGACCGGGTGAGGTGGCCGAACGGACAGATTCACCCGAGAGTGACGTACATGGCTACGCAGGGCAGTTGACGGTTGTCAAGCAACCTTGCAGTATTGGAGACGCCAGAAGTGCGCTCTTGAGAGCAGGGCGTAATGTCCTCACAAGAGACAGGAGAGGCCCCGGGATGGACGTCCCGGGGCCTCTCGCTCTCTTGTGCCCCTGGCGGGACTCGAACCCGCGACCTCAACCTTCGCCAGAAGTGCGCTCTATCCTCTGAGCTACAGGGGCACTAGAACGAGTGTCCTACGGCACCGCAGCCAGTAGCAACGCGTTCCGCCCCCCTGTGGAAACTCACGTCACTATTCACCCGGTTCGCTGTGCACAACTGGCCTCACTTGGCCCGCTGGTAGCCAGGCGAGCCACGTCCGGTGTATGTCGACCTTCTGCTCCACGCACACCCAGCCCCGCGCACGCGCCACCGCCCAGACCGGCAGTCGGACGGGGCGCCCGTCGTAGAGCTCGCCGGTCGCGATCGCGCGGCGGCGCGGCTCAAGGACCTGCTGCCCTGGTGGGTTCTCTGTGAGGTTCACGAGCCACGTCGCGTAGTGGGCGTCAGGCGGGCACGGCATCGAACGAGTGTACGAGCGCGGCCCTGTGTCGGCTACAGCCGCCAGTCCTCCTGGTAGTCCGGGTGGTCGGCGTAGGGCAGCGCAATGAGACGTAGCACGGTCTCGCCCAGGAGACTCTCCCCGAACGAGCCGTAGGCCAACCCACTCCCGCAGTGCGCCAAGATCCGCCGCTTCGCCTCGCACTCGGCCAGGACGCGGTCCGGGTCCCACCGCACGATGTGCCTCGCGGCGTCACGGTTGTAGGCCAGGCCGGTGCCGACGATGGTCTCGAGGCTGACCGAATCGGCCGGCGGATCGACGATGGCCCACGAGACCGGCGTGGCCTTCCGCGCCACCGTCTCGTCCTCCGTGATCCGCTCCAGCAGGAACGTTGTCAGGTCACTCATCCGTGCATCCTCTCGTTGGTCATGCGGCCATGTCGACGAACCGGGAGTAGTGCAGCTGGTGGACCAGGACCGCCCGGCCCTGTCCGCCGTGGCGTTGCTTCGCGACGATCATGTCGACCTCGCCCGCACGCTCGCACTCGGGTTCCTCGACGTCTTCGCGGTGGATCATGACGGCGGTGTCGCAGTCCTGCTCGAGTGACCCGGTCTCGCGTAGGTCGGACAGCATCGGGACCTTCGTGGTGCGGTCCTGGGACTTGCGGTTCACCTGGGCCGCCGCGATCACGGGAACCTGCTCCTCCTTCGCGAGGAGCTTGAACCCTCGGGACATCTCCTCGAGGGCCTGCCGGCGGTCCTTCACGGCCGGGTTGGTGCGTCCGAGCTGGAAGTAGTCGAAGAGGACCGCGGCCGGCCTGTGGGTGCGGATGGATGCCCGGACCTCAGGTACACCGGCGGTGGGATCGTCGACGATGACAAGGGGTGAGGAGACGATCTTCTGCACCGCGGCGGCAACCCGGCCCCACTCGTCGTCGGTGAGGGTGTTCTGCTTGATGTGGTCTAGGGGGATCCGCTCCTCAGCGGCCACGATTCGGTGGATCACCTCCGTGGCTGACATCTCGAGCGTGTGCAGGACGACGGGCAGGTTGCAGTGGATCGCGATGTGCCGGGCCAGGTCGATGAGGGTCACGGACTTCCCGACGCCTGGTCGCGCGGCGAACAGCACGAAGTTGCCCGGTGCTGGCGGGACGAGGACGCGGCGCACGTCGGTCCAGGGCCAGTTCCACCCGCACGACTGGGACGTCTCGATCGCGTCGATCGCGGCGTTGACCTGCTCGACGAGAGTGGGAGTGTCGAGGCGCGTTGGTCGGGCCGCGGCTGTGAGCTCGTCGAGGGCGGTCGCGACCAGGTCGCTGGTGGTGGCTTCGGCGCCGGACGCGACCTGGACGATGCGGGTGCCGGCGGCGATGAGGCGACGGCGCGCAGCATGCTCGAGGACGATGCGGGCGTGGTACCCGGCGTTCGCGGCGGTGATAACGGAGGCTGCGAGGTCGTGCACGGCGAGCGGTCCACCGAACCGGTGCAGGGTGCCGTCTTCCTGCATGCGGGCCACGACGGTGATCGTGTCGACCGGTCGGCCTTGGTCGTGCAAGGCCACGACAGCAGCCCAGGTGGCTTCGTGGGCGGGCTTGTAGAAGTCGGCGCCCGTGACGATGCCGGTCACCTCAGCCAGCGCCGCAGCGGAGGTGAGGGCTGCGCCGAGCACGGCGCGTTCGGCGTCAAGGTCGTGGGGCAGTTCAGTCGTCACACGGAATCCTTCGGGTTGGTCACGTACCCGGTAGCGGTGATCGCGCGCACGGTCTCACAGGGCCACGGCGCCAGCCCCGGCTCGTCGTCGCCCGTCTCGATCAGGCAGACCGCACAGGGCGGCGAGCCGAGGTTGTTCAGTGGCCGGTGCACCGCGAGCACGGCCTCCACCGCGTCCCGAGCCTTCTGCCACTCGGCGTAGTACCCGTTGGCGACGGTGACCTGTGCGGCGAACTTGTCCCGAGCCTCGTCGCGCTCGTTGCGTGCGGTCTGTGCGTCCTCGACGGTGGCCTTCCAACGGGCCTTCCACTCGTCCCGCTCACCCACCGCCCGCAGCACGTCCCCGGCCAGCTCGTCGGCGGTCCTGTCGAGCGTGGTCGTGGCGCGTCGCAGGCGCTCGACCTCCGCGAGCAGGTCCGCGATGTCGGCCGGTGCGTGTGCGATCAGCGTGGCGTCGGGGATGGCGTTCAGATTCTCCCGGCCGGCGGGCCAGAGCAGGTTGTCGCTGTCCCGGAAGCTCGGCTGTGCACCCTGCATCCCCATGCGCTCGAAGGCCATGACGATGCGCGTCTGGGCACCCACGAGGTAGACCTCTTGGGTGTTGCGCCAGTGCCACGGTCCTGGTGTCGCCGCACCCAGCCGTGTCCGGATCTCCGTGAGCCGCTCGTCGGTCAGGCGCTCGGTCATGTCCCGTCCCTCACTTCTCCGTGGCGCTTGCAGATGCCGCCCCACTCGTGGATGGTCCCGTTCTGTGTGCCGTAGGTCCGGTGCCAGGGCTGGGCGAGGAACCATCCACACTCGGGCTGCTGCCACCACTCCTTACCGGGGGTCGCGACGTGTTCGGGGCAGCGGATCGGCAGGCGTCGCTCAGCCACGGTCGGCCTCCGTCTCGGCCAGGAGTGCGCGGAGGTCCGCGATCGTGATGAGCCGCTGGTCACCCGTCTCGATGAGCCGAGCCGCGGTCTTGCCTGGTGCGCTCGCCCGGATGATGTCCGCGGCGTGCTCGACCAGTGCCTCCACCCCGGCCCTCAGCGGGTCCGGCTGCACCGCGACGTGGCGGGTCAGGTTGTGGTTCGCGTCGAGCGCGTGGGCTTCCGCTAGGCCGACGTGCGCGGTCCCATAGTCGCACTCCTCGCAGGCGTACCCGGTCGGCTCCGGCTGCACCGGGGCGAGAGCGGCCAGGACAGCGACAACGCGCTCGGCCTGGTGCGATTGTGCGAACGAGACACCATCGGCCTCCAACGGCACGTCTCTGACCGAGACCCCGCAACGAAGGGTCATCGCGCCGAGGTAGCACGACGCATGCTCACGCAGCACCCGCGCCACCGCCTCCCGCTGCTGGTCGTCGCTCACTGCTGCACCTTCGCTCGGTAATAGGGGTTGGGCCAAGGGCTGTCAACGTCGTATCGCTCATCCGCGACGGCAGCCCTGTACCCCTCGTCCCACGCCTTCTCCTTCTCGGCAGCCAGCGCGCGGTCGAACTCGGCGAATGCAAGCGGGACATCCTCGGTGCTACCGGATCGCAGGTCCGCCCAGCCCATGCGCAGGTCGTCCACGCTCGGCGTGTACTCGTCGCTCACTTGCCCGCCCCCTTCGTCCGACGCTGGGCCTCGCAGGCTTCCTTCGCGGCCATGAACTCGCTGCCGAGGATCTCGGTCCACTGCGGCCCGACCTCGGCGTCACGGCCGTGCTGCTCCTTCGCCGGCAGCCCGCCCATCCCGAAGTACGCGGCCCCGTCCACCGCGAAGACGGCCGGGAAGTAGGACATGTGCGAGCCGTCGCTGCGGTACTCGCCATCGACCATCGTCGGAGCGCCGGGCACCTCAGGAGCGCGCCGGTGCAGCGCAGCCATCTCGTCGTAGGCCGCGTTGCTCTTGTACGGGCGCCACCCGCGGCCGCTGTAGCCGCGGGTCCAGCGGCCAGACGTCGGCTTCTCCGTGGAGTGGATGCCGACGACGCGGCGCGAGCCGGCGAAGTGGTCGACGATGGCCGTCGGCTCGTCGCCGGGCGAGGCGTGCTTCTCGGCGAAGGCGAGCGCAGCCTGGTTGAACTCGAGCCGGATCCGTTCGCCTTCCGCGACGGCAGCAAGCACATCCGGGTCGGTCGTCTTCGCGTACTGCAGAACGCGGGTCATCACTTCTCCTCAGTCGATGGTGGCTCGCGGCGTAGGTCGAGCTCGTGATCGCACGGCCAGTCCTGGTTGTCCCGCTCGCACACCAGGGCGTTGCCCCACGGTGGGCCGCAGTCCTCCAAGACCGGGCGATGAACGGTCGCCATCAGGCGCCGCCGATCTGCAGACGTGGAGGCTGGCCGCCGGCCTTCCACGCGTCCTCGATCTGACGCTGCACCTGGTCGCTGACCGTGGACCCGTCCGGCAGGACCGTGTACGCGAGGAACTCGTCCTCGAACGTCGCGATCCCCGTCTCGACGGCCTCGAGCTTCGCCTTGATCGCCAGGGCGAGACAGCGCCAGCGGCGCCGCAGTTCGCCCTCGTGGGCCTTCACGGCGCCGGCGCGGTCACGCTGCCGTCCCGTCTCCGTGCGCCAGAACTCCTTCGCGGCCGGGTCGGGCAGGTCGACGAGAAAGCGGACCATGCGACCGTGCGCCTTGAAAGCGATCGCCGCACGCTGCACACCGTTAGCGCCCTCGTCCCACCCGTAGGTGTAGCCCGTCGCGCCGTACCGGCGCAGCAGCTCGGCAATCTCCGCCTGCGAACGCTCCGGGGAGACAGCGGTCCCCTCCGCGTATCGGCCGGTCACGCGTCGTCACCGAACAGGTCGGCCTCAGCCTCGTCGAGGACCCGCTCGAGGTGTGCCTCGTGCTGCTCGTCGATGCCGCGGGCTTCGCGGGACACGAACTCGACGCCGCAGTCACACCGTGCCGCGAAGAATCCGGCCGGGCCGTGGACGGCACTGAACTGGTGCTCGTCGATGATCCCGACGGGCTCGCGGGACTCCTCGTAGTGTTGGGTGCGCAGGGCGTCCTGGTAGTCGATACTCATGCGAGGGCCCGGGGGTACTCGTTCCGCCAGGCGTTCGCGTTCGCGATGACCGCGGACTGCGGCAGGTGACCGTGACGCCCCAGGGGCATCGCGTGAAGGTCGAGGACGACCTCACGGAGCGACGCCTTGCCGTTCGGCGCCTGCTGGCGTGCCGCGAGCTCCGCGGAGGTGATCGACTCGTCGGCGGCGTTAACGCGCCGCCACGCCGGGCGGCCCTTGCGACGCGAGTCGGGCACGGACGTCGCGCACGTGCACGCCGACGTCATCGACATGTGCTGGTGGACCGCGCACGCCTCCGAGCGCCCGGCGGCCCGCGCCGACTCGAACACCGTGCGCCGCGGAGCGGCGTGGTCCGTCAGGTCGCAGTCCTGGAACGATCCGCGCTTGTTGGGGCCCATCAGGCTGCCGCCGGCCGCGAGTCCCGAAGGATCCCGCACACGATCGGGAACACCAGCAGGTCGTCCTCGGTCATCGCGGGCTCGGTCTGGGCGGCCGTCGCAGCGGCCTGCAGGTACGTCTCGTCGGTGATGCCGTTCGCGTCCCTGCGAGCAGCCTTCCGCTTCCACATCAGCTTCATGGGTCCATGCCCTTCACACCGGTTGGAGCGAAGGGTCGGTTCTTCGAACTTGGCGGTTGAGGCGACCCATCGCCTTACGAGGAATACAGTACCCCAATGTTCCCCGTTGTGACACAGAATCCGGCCGGAAGTTACGCCACCTCAGCCAAGTCAGCGGGTGAAGTCACCTCACGGACCGTGATCCGCGAGCGACGAGGTCAGGCGGAAGTCGGCAACTCATCCACCTCGTCTGCGGCATAGACCTCGAGCTCAACAGACACTCGCAGCGACAGCCCCTCCATCTGCCCAGCGGCGTACAGGTCACCGTGCTTCCGAAGCCACGCAAGAGAGATGAGTGACTCCCAAGACGTCTCGTCGTCGGTGAAGTAACGGCCGCCGAGGATCGTGATGACCTTGTGGCAACCACGGCAGAGGGCAACGAGCATGTTGTTGTCCGGGTCGTTCTCCTTGCCGAACACGTGGTGCGACGACAAGCCAGGAACGCCCTGGCGACCACAGAGCTGGCAGGTCGCCTCCGCGAGCCCGACCGTCTCCCGGCGCCGGCCACCGAAGTAGTCCGCGTCGGACCGCGACGTCGACTGACACTTGCGACCGCAGAAGCGCTGCTTGCCATTGGCGGGAAAGAACGTCCCCCCGCAGTAGGCGCAGACCTTCTCGGGGATCGTGCTGTGCGTCCGCGTGTACGCCTCCAAACGCTCAGGACAGTGCTTCTGCAGTGCCAGGACGAGGTTGTCGACCCGGAGCCCCTTCGCTCGAGCGAACCGGGTCACACCCAGGTCGCACGACTCGAGCTCTTTCATGTTTCGGAGCGTGGACACCTTGTCGTACCCAGCGCCGCGAGGGACCTTCCGTTCTCGCGGCGCTGCCGACTTCAGGCCTGCTCGGCTGGCCCGAACCGCCACGGCGGCGTAGGACCGGCCGAGCCTGTCGGCTATCTCACCGATGCGGACCCCCGCCTCGGTGAGCGAGGCAAGTTCGGCAATCTCGTCGTCAGTCCAGGCGGCATGCGCCATGGGGTAGCCGAGTGCGGTCAACTTCTTGTGGATGGTCTGGCCGGCCATCCCAAGAGCCTTCCCAGCCGCCCAGACGGATCCGGTCGCCTTGTAGGCGGCGATGATCTCCTCGTTGCTGTACCGGCTCCTCATGGTCAGAACGGAGGCTCGTCCGAGTACGACCCCGAGCCCGAGGACGCCCACGGGTCGGAGTCCTGGACGCCGCGCGACTGACCGGCCGGTGCGGTACCGCGCTGAGTGCGGGTGACGCGGGCCGTGGCGTACTTGAGCGACGGGCCCACCTCGTCGGCCTTGAGCTCGACGACGGTCCGCTTCTCGCCGTCCTTCTCGTACGACCGCTGCACCAGCTGCCCCGTCACGATGACCCGGGTGCCCTTCGTCAGCGACTCAGCGACCGACTCCGCCGCCTCCCGCCAGATCGAGCAGCGCATGAACAGCGTGTCACCGTCGACCCACTCGTTCTTCGCCTTGTCGAACACCCGCGGCGTACTCGCGACGGTGAAGTTCGCGACCGCCTGGCCGCTCGGGGTAAAGCGCAGTTCCGGGTCACCAGTCAGGTTCCCGATGACCGTGATGGTCGTCTCGCCAGACATGGATCACGCTCCGATCTGGGTAGGTGAGATCCGCCCGGACGCGACCTGCGCCACGAGCTCACGACGCCGCGCCTGATACGCGGCCACGTCGTCCGGGTCCACGTCCGGAAGGACCGGCCCGGCTGCCGCGAGTCTCGCCCTACGGATGTCACGCACACCGGCCCGAACATCACCGGGCGTCACCCACCGCTCCGCACCGCTGCGGGCCTTCACGAGCGCCCTCACCGCGACCTGCGCTTCGTCGAACTCGACGTCGTCCAGTGCGTCCGCCCAGACTTCCGCCTGACCTTCGACAGCGAGCAGTAGGCCGGCGCGGTTCAGTCGCACGATGAGCTCGAATGCTTGGTTCGTGTCCACCGGTCAGGCTCCGATCTGCAGGGTCTGCGGTTGAGAGTTGATGCGCTCGTACTCGCGGCGCAGGAGGTCGCCCTGCCGGTCCGTTGAACGGGGCTCCGTGCGGGCCGCCTGCAGGCGCATCTGGTCGTACTTCTCGCGCAGCTTCGGCATCGACAGGACGTTGCCGCGCCAGAAGTCGTCGTCCTGGCACCAGTCGATCGCCCGCACCACCTGCTCCGGGGTGCGGCCGTCGATGTCAAGCATCCGCCGGGCCGCGTCACGCCAGCCCTTGGTGATCGTCGGCCTCGTGGAGCCGTTGGCCTCGATGCGGTCCGCGAGGTGCAGGCAGAGCGCCTCGACATCGGCACGGGCTGGCGACACGTCAGAACCGTCAGGTTCTGACTTAGGGGTCGGGTCGGGTCGGGTCGGGGTAGAGCGAACACCGCGCGAAGTTCGCTCGCTGTTCGCGCGAACACCCTCCGAACCGTCGTGCTCGTTCTCGGACTCGTTCGCGCGACGTTCGCGTGCCTTGCGCATGCGCTCACGGGCGGCCTCGCGCTTCTCGTCCTGCTGCGCACGCGTCGGCTGGAACTCTGCCCAACCGTGAAACACCCACCCGTTCTCGCCGTCCTCCCAGAGGCCCGAAGCGACCAACGCGAGTGCGTCGGCCTTCGAGGCGCCGAGCATGGGCAGGACGTGCACGGGGACCTTCCCGTCCTGCTCCTGCGCGGCGCACCACGAGCCCGCAGTGATCCACAGCGCCCGGGCACGGGGCGGGGTGGCGAGCCACTTCGGGTGGCCCCAGAGCTTGTCGTCGACCTTGAACCAGGACATCAGGCCGCCTCTGGTCGGTTCGCGAGGTTGAGCAGCACGTCCGCGTGGCACGGCTGGTCGAGCGGGCACCAGCAGGCCAGGTCGCGGCCAGCGAGGGCTCCGAGTGCGGCATCGGAGAACGGGTTGTAGCGGTAGTTCCGTCGGTGGTGCTGCCACTCACGGAACAGATCGACAGCGTGCGCTCGGTCGCGAACCCGCTCGGACACGCCCCACAGGTAGATGTGCGGGTCGGGCCCGGTCGCGCCAGGCGTGTACCACTCGCCGATGCGGAACGGGTTGCCAAGCGGACCCGGTCTGCTCACGATCACCGCGTCCGGGCTGTCGACCCGCCACGGGTGCTGACGGGTCATCTGGATGCGCTTCGGCATCACGCCGCCTCCTCTGCCGTCGGCAGGTCGAACAGTGTGGGCAACGATCGCTCGCGCTCCTCCGCCTGCAGGTACTTCACGCCGTCGAGCCAGTACCCCGGACTCAACTCGGTCGTGCGACCGCAGCGGCCGGCCTTGAGTGCCCGCACGGCGACCGTTGAGAGCCCGCCGAAGGGGTCGTAGACGAGCTCGCCCTCGTTGGAGAAGCGACTGATGAGCCGGTCGACGATGTCGAACTGCAACGGGCAGACGTGCATCGTCAGGTTCCGCTGCTTCTGCGCCCCGTTCAGCGTCAGCATCCGGTTCACGTCGTGCCAGACGTCCGGAGCCCACGACCCGGGCGCGAGGGACATGAACGTCGCCGGCAGCGCGCCCCTGGCGTCGAGGTGCTCCCCGACCTTGATGTGGGTCTCGTAGTCGTAGACCTCGCGGAGCGTCTGCTCGGTGAACATCCGCGATCGCTGCTCGACGGGCAGACCGACGAGCTCGTCAGGGGTCAGGTGCCGGTCGCCGGACGAGCGCCAGAACGCGTGGGCGTCGACCTGCCAGCGGGCGCGCGTGTAGTCGGCCTTGTCCTTGCGGACGGGCACATCGGCGTAGCCGCGGGTGCGGTCCGTCTGCGGCTTGTGGAACAGCAGGATGTACTCGGGTGACCCGACGCCCATCTTCGTGCCGTCCTTGGCCATCTCCGACCAGCCGAGGCGGTACGTCTGGTTGTTCTCCCGCACGACGTCGGTGACGACCGTGATCATCCCCATGTAGTCGAATCCGTGCTTGATGCCGTGCGCGATCGCCTCGGCGTGGAACGGCGAGACGGTCGGGATGCCGGCGCCGGTCACGTTGCCGAAGTTGATCCGGTCCTTCACGTGGCAGGCATAGATGCGCCCGGGCTTGAGCACCCGCAGCAGGCTCGGCGTCAGGTAGTCCATCTGTGCCCAGAAGTGGTCGTTGTCGTCGGTGTGGCCGAAGTCCTCGTAGGTCGGCGTGTACTCGTAGTGGTTGGCGAACGGGATCGACGTGACGATCAGGTCGACGCTGCTCTCGTCCATGCGGGCGGTCTCGTCGACGGTGTCGTTGTTGACCGCGGTCCACCCGCTGCCGGAAGCCTCGAAGCGGTCGACGCCCATCGAGCGGACGAGTGCTGCGTTGATCGCGTCCTGGTTGAGACCGAACTCACGGATGACGTCGGACATGGTTGCGGTCAGCTCCTTGTGCTGTGCCCACTTGGCCTGCAGGGTGCGGACGACCTCACGCTCGGACTCGGCGTAGACGATGTCGACGCGCACGCGCTCGGTCTGCTGGAACCGCTGCAGGCGGTGGATGGACTGGAAGAAGTCGTTGAACTTGAACCCGACGCCGACGTACACGGCGCGGTGACAGTGGCGCTGGAAGTTGCAGCCGGAGCCGGACAGGATCGGCTTCGTCGCGAGGATCCGGTGCTGGCCGTCGGAGAAGTCGATGATCCGCTGCTCGCGCTCGTCGAGGTCCTGGGATCCGAACACCTCGACGGCGTCCGGGATCGCGCCCTTGATCGCGTGCCGCTCCGCCTCGAGGTCGTGCCACAACACGAAGTGGTCAGCGGGTGCCTCCGCCACGATCGCCGCCACGGCTGCCACACGGGCATCGATAGTGTCCCGCTTCTCCCGGGACGCGTCAGCGACTCCGAGCGAGGCATCCCTGAACAGCCGCGCCTGACCGTCACGTTCGACGGTCACTCCCTCGGTCAGGTCGACGGCGACCTCGTGGTAGCGGATGTCCAGCTCTGGCAGGTCATATCCGTCGTCGGAGTAGCCCAGGTCGGACGGTCGCTGCAGGAACACGGCCCAGGTGTTGAGCCAGAGCCAGAACTCGCGCTCCTTGTGCGGGTACAGGGTGAGGTTGCCCGCGCTCGTGGAGTCGCGCTGGAAGAACCGGGTGAGGGACTGCCCGGTGTCCATGACGCCGAGGTAGCCGGCGTAGTGGATCAGTTCCTTGTACCGGTTCGGGGACGGGGTCGCGGTGGCGACGAAGCGGTAGCGCACGTCCTCGAACAGGCGCAGGAACGTCTGGTAGGTCTTCGAGCCGAACGACCGCAGCACCGACGCCTCGTCCAGGCTCACGGCCGTGAAGAGCGACGGGTCCAAGCGGCCATCGCGGACCGACTCGTAGTTCGTGATGTAGATCCCCGGGCCGTCGACCTCGGCCGACCACCGTACGAACCTGACGTCGAATCCGAGCAGCTCTCGGGCGTCTCGGATGAACTCCTGCCGGACGCCGAGCGGCGCCACGATCAGTGAGCGGCCGCCCTCGTGCTCGTCGATGAGCCGAAGCGTCTCGAGCTGCATGACCGACTTGCCCAGCCCGAATGCAGCGAAGATCGCTCGTCGGCCACCCTTGACAGCCCACTTCACGATGTCTCGCTGGTGAGGCAGGAGGATCGGGTGGACCTGCTCGTCGGTCACGTCGAACCCGTGCGAGTGGTCGAAGTTGACCTTGCCGTGGAGGAACTCCTCGTAGGTGCTCACGCGCCCTCCAACAGCTCGACCTCGACAGGGGACATCTCGTACCCGAGGACGCCGAGGAGGTCGTACTGGCCGGCCGGGTCGGTCTCGATGACCGCGGCCAGGGCGATGAGGGCCCGGTCGGGGTCGACACCGTGCACGTCCATCGGGTCGGCGACGCCGAGCGCCGAGAGCCATCCCTTCACGACCCTCTTCGGAAGCCGGTTCGCCAGTGTGGTGACGGCCTCCTTGCGGACCTTCGGCAGTGCCTCGCGGGGTGGTCGCTGGGATCCGCGCAGGAACGGCGTCAGGAACGACGCCCGCAGCTCGTGGGCGATCACCTCCCGCTCGTCCGACCCGGTCCGCTCACGGGCCAAGTCCTGCCGGAACTCCTTGGTACCGACCGACCGCAACGCCCGCTCCGCCTTCTCCGGGGTCAGGTCCAGCATCGCCTCCGCGTCCGCGAGGGTCATCACCCCGGACCGCAGACGCTTCTTCGCCTTGTCCGACAGAGACAGCAGGGCGAGGCGACGGTCGATGGTCTTCTTCGACCGCTTCACCTGCTGAGCGATCCGCGTCGGGGTCATGCCTTCCAACGTGAGCTGGTGGTAGCCGCGGGCCTCCTCGAGAGGAGTCAGGTCGCGGCGGTGCTCGTTCTCCCGGAGCATGAGCGCGATCTGCTCGGCCTGGGTGCGAAGGTCGAACCGGGTCACGCACTCGACCTCGACGAGACCGGCCCCGAGTGACCCGGCACGGCGCCGGTGCCCGGCAACCACGAACCAGTCGTCGGCGGCGACGTCAGACCCGCCGGGGCATGGTCGACCGTCGATGATGTGCTCAGCCAGGAGCCCAGCCTGGGTGCGTGGGACCTGCTCGTCGCAGTCGCCGCACGTGCCGTGCTGCTTTCCCCACGACCCCGGCACCACGACGAGGGGTTCGATGAGGCCGTTGTCACGGATGTCCGCGGTCAGGTCCGTCAGGTCACCCAGGTCTTCGCGAGGGTTGTGCGGGTGTGGTCGGATCGACCGCAGGGAGATCATTCGGGTAGTCACGCGGCAGGCCTCCACTCGATGGCACCAGTCAGGTCAGGAAGGGACACCCACTGGTCCACGCCGTCTTCGCGACGGATCAGGGCAGCGAGGTTGTTCGCGGCGAGACGGCGGACCGTCCCACGGATGGTGATCTCGACGTCTTGGCCGGGCTCAGGCGTCCACACGGGCCCACCCCTTCATGTAGGTGCGGCGCAGGTAGTTGACCGTCCGGTGTGTCACGTCGTCACGGTCGAGTCGGGTCACGATGTCGTCGGCGGTCAGGCCGGCGTTCGTCATCCGAATGACGACCTCACGCACCCGCGGGTGCAGTTCGGTCGACGTGCCGTCCGGGTGGGGAAGGCCGGACAGGATCGCTGGGGTGAGCTGGTGGGCGGGGGTGGCGTCGATGATGTCGACGACCTTCACGGCGAGGCCGTGACGGTCCCGCCACGCGTCCCGTTCCCGTTCGGTCATCCCGGCGGCCATGCCCGCGACGTCCGTGGTCCGCAGCACGTACTGGCGGCACTTCACCAGGGCCGGGCACGTGATGCACAGGTTCCGGGCGACCGTCACGTCATGCTCGGAGGAGCGCTCGGTGATCTCGGTCAGGTCGATCGGAGGGTTGGCCTCCGGGGCACACGCGGTCAT